ATGGGACTTTTAAACATCATCCGTCGGATGGCGCTACGAGAGAAGCAGTCGATCCGCGAGATCAGCCGGCGCACCGGGCTGTCGCGCAACACGATCGCGAAGTATTTGAACGCTGGTACGATCGTGCCGACGTTCACGATACCGGAACGACCGAGCAAGCTTGATCCCTTTGCCGACAAACTGGCGGCCTGGCTGAAGACCGAGACCGGGAGGTCGCGCAAGCAACGCCGAACGTTGAAGCAGCTTCACGCGGACCTGGTGTCGCTCGGCTTTACGGGCTCCTATGGCCGGGTCGCCGCGTTCGCCCGTGATTGGCGGGCTGATCGGCAACGTGAGCAGCAGACGACGGGCCGCGGCATATTCGTTCCGCTGTCTTTCCACCCAGGCGAAGCATTCCAGTTCGATTGGAGTGAGGACTATGCCGTGATCGGCGGCGAGCGGACGAAGCTTCAGGTCGCACATATCAAGCTATCGCACAGTCGCGCGTTTCTGGTCAGGGCCTACCTGCTGCAGACGCATGAGATGCTGTTCGACGCCCACTGGCACGGCTTTCGTGTGTTCGGCGGCGTACCTGGTCGTGGCATCTACGACAATATGAAGACAGCAGTCGATCGCGTGGGTCGCGGCAAGGAGCGACAGGTCAATGTCCGCTTCCAGGCAATGACGAACCACTACGTCTTTGCGCCTGAGTTCTGCAATCCCGCCGCAGGCTGGGAGAAGGGACAGGTCGAGAAGAACGTCCAGGATGCTCGGCCACGCTTGTGGCAACAGATGCCAGACTTTCCAAATCTGGCGGCGTTGAATGATTGGCTGGAGCAGCATTGCCAGGACCTGTGGCAGGAGACGGCGCATGGCATCTTGTCCGGTTCGATCGCAGATGTCTGGGCTGATGAGCGGACAGCATTGATGGCATTGCCAAGCGCTTTTGACGGCTTCGTCGAGCAGAGCAAGCGCGTCTCGCCGACATGCCTGATCACCTTTGAGCGTAATCGTTACAGCGTGCCTGCATCGTTTGCGAACCGGCCCGTCAGCCTGCGAATTTATCCCGAGCGACTGGTCATTGCGGCCGAGGGCAATATCCTATGCGAACATCCGCGGATCATTGAGCGGAGCCACGACAAACCGCCGAGGACTATTTACGACTGGCGGCACTACCTTGCGGTCATCCAGCGCAAACCTGGTGCCCTGCGCAATGGTGCGCCCTTCCTGGAATTGCCGCTGGCCTTTCGACAACTGCAGGACCAGATGCTTCGCCGCGCTGGTGGTGACCGCGAAATGGCCGACATCCTTGCCCTCGTCCTTCATCACGACGAACAGGTCGTCGTCAGGGCTGTGGAACTGGCTTTGGATCAAGGCGTGGCGACCAAAACGCATGTGCTGAATCTTCTGCACATGCTGATCGACGGCAAGACGACCGATGGTCCCGATATCGATACGCCACAGGCGCTGACCTTGCTGCTTGAACCCAAGGCCAACGTAGAACGCTATGACGGTCTGCGTGTCCGGATCGTTGGAGGTCGCCATGCGTCATGATCCTGCCAGCGCAGCCGTCGTCATCATGCTCCGGAGCCTGAAGATGTATGGCATGTCTCAAGCCGTCAGTGATCTGATCGAGCAAGGTGCTCCGGCTTTTGACGCGGCCGTGCCGATCCTGTCCCAGTTGCTGAAAGCGGAAATGGCCGAACGCGAGGTCCGCTCAATCGCCTATCATATGAAGGCTGCCCGCTTCCCAGCCTACAAGGACATCTCCGGATACGACTTCGCCGCCAGCGAGATCAACGAAGCGACGGTGCGCCAATTGCACCGATGCGAGTTTATCGACGGAGCACAAAACATCGTGCTTGTCGGCGGTCCGGGCACAGGCAAAACCCACGTGGCGACGGCCCTCGGCATCCAGGCGATCGAGCATCATCGCCGAAAGGTCCGCTTCTTCTCCACCATCGAATTGGTCAACGCGCTTGAGCAGGAGAAGGCCAGAGGAAAAGCAGGGCAGATCGCAGAGACCTTGGTCCGCCTTGATCTGCTTATCCTGGACGAGTTGGGATACCTGCCGTTCAGTGCCTCAGGAGGAGCGCTGCTCTTCCACTTGTTGAGCAAGCTCTATGAGCGGACCAGCGTCGTGATCACCACCAACCTCAGCTTCAGCGAGTGGGCCACCGTCTTCGGCGACGCCAAGATGACGACAGCGCTGCTCGACCGCCTGACCCACCGTTGCCATATCCTGGAAACCGGCAACGATAGCTTCCGCTTCAAGGCCAGCTCGGCTGCAGCAGCACAGAAGAGAGGAGAAAAGGCCAATCCCTTGACCAAACCCTGATCAGAAAACCATACTCAGAGGTGGCTCACTTCTCGGTGGAAAAACCGGCTCAGTTCCGCGTGGAAACCAACACAGAGGCCAATCCCTTGACCAAACCCTGATCAGAAAACCATACTCAGAGGTGGCTCACTTCTCGGTGGAAAAACCGGCTCAGTTCCGCGTGGAAACCAACACGATGTCGTTTTCGAGGAAATGGGCATTGGGGAATTGCGCCGCCGCAGACTTCCCGTCTTCGATACCTTCCTTGATCGAGCCTTTGTAGAACTCGTGGTTGCCGGCGACATAGACGCAGGGCATGGCATGCGCGATGTGCGTGGCGAGCCAATGCACGCCGTTGGCCGGAGCGCGACACAGGTCCCCGGCCATGACGCAGACATCGGCGTCGGGAACGACAAGCGGCTGACGCAGGTCTGCATATTCGAGATGGAGGTCGGAGAGCAGCCAGATTTTCATATCAGCGAACCAGTTGGGGATCTATCGAGCGGGCGACGGTGATGGACGGGCCTGTCTTTGCCGGAGATCCGTATCCGGACGGCTCGGAGCAACGCGAGGAAGGATTCGCGCAATTGTTGACAAGGGATTTTGCGGGCTGAATCCTTTTGTCTGCGTCATCGTCGCGCCGGAAGGTCGACCATCTTGTGCCTGACCTGTTCGACAACGGCGTCCAGATCCGGCCCTTCCAGCGTTTCCTCCGCCAGCAGGATGTTCGCCAGGAACTGAAGCGCCGTCTTCTGCTTGCGAACGATGTCGCGCGCGGCCTTGTGGGCGCTCGCGAGCCGGGCATGCACGCGTTGGGCGAGCTCCAGGTCCGTGCCAAGGATTGCCACGCCGCTCGTGGGCTTGCGGTAGAGCAGCGGCCATTTGCGGCTGAATCCGAGCACCGTCTCCATGTCGAGCGCGAGGCTGGTGGCAAGGGCGAGATCGCTCTGCTCGGAGCCGCCGGAGTTCGACGTTGCCGAACCGAGGATTTCCTCTTCCGCTGCCCGGCCGGCCAAGTGTGCAATGAGGAAGACGGTGAGCAATTCCTCGGTCTGCTCGTCCTGGCTGAACGCGCCAAGGACGTATCCGCCATCCCGCGCTTCGATGGTGATCTCGATGATCGGGCCAAGCTGGAAATAAAGGCGGGCAATCGCATGCCCGGCCTCATGGACGGCCATGCGATTAAGCAAAGGCATCGAACGCGGCTGCTTCGTCCCGGTAAGCAAGGATTCGATGTCGTCATAGGTGACGGCCCGCTTCTGTCGCCGGGCCATTCTCCTAGCGTTCTGGACGACCTCACTGATGTCGGCGCCCGTCATCCCGCCGGCCTTGCGGGCAAGGGAACGAAGCACGCGTTCGATCGCGGGCGCGTCGGATGTGGCCCCGTTGGATGTAGCAATGTCGGGCTGCATCATGGCGTTCCCTTCCAGGCAATGTCCTCTATTCCGTTAGCGGCGAGGTCTCGCAGCACCGCGTCGGGCAGTGTGTGGAGAAAGCTGCGAAGATCGTCCTCCGATTGGAGGGCTGTCGGCTTCGGCGCGGTGGCGATGATGGAGTCGAGATCATCACCCAGATGGTGCCGAAGGATTCCCATTCGGGCCGCGACATCGGGCGGCGAGATCTTCAAGTGCGGCGAAAGCCTGCCTGATCGCAGTAGCGCGGGGTCTATGATCGCCGGATAGTTGGTGGCGCCGACCACGATCACGCCGGTGGTCCTTGCCGCGCCGTCGAGAAGTTCGAGCAGGCAGTTGACCAGGGCGTTCCAGTAATCGGCATAATCCCGGGTAAAATCGGTGCGGCGGCCGATGCCGTCGATCTCGTCGATGAAGAGAATTGCCGGATGATGCGTGACGGCCTCCGCAAAGGCCCGCTTGATGCGTTTCACGACATCGCCGAGATAGGCGGGTTCGAGCCATGTAGCCATCGACGTCGAGAACATCGGGATCTGCAGCGAGTTGCAGAGCGAGCGGGCGAACATGGTCTTGCCCGTGCCCGGAGGGCCGGAAAGAAGCAGTTTCGTGCTCATCTCCTCCCAGTGGAGGCCCCCCGCTTGCCATAGCGGCAGGTCTTCTTTCAAGGAAAGCCCCCAGTCGCGGGCTTCGTCACAGCCAGAGAAAGTCTCAATGCGCTCGATGAAGCGACCGCTGTCGGCGCCGGAGATGTCTTTCGGCTGGACGATCTCGCTTCCGGAGACATGATCCTTGCCACGCCGCCCAGACGAGCCTGAGCCGGAACTGGTGCTGTTCGAATCCCCAGATTTTGCCGAAGCTTTGGTTTCGTTGTCGTCAGGCGGTTCGCCATCGGGATCGGAAGCAAGAATGCGCAGGGTCGCGGCTGCGGAGGACGGCGTCACGCCCGGCCGGATGGCGATCGACAGATCGGCGAGATCAAGCTTGCCGAAATCGATGTCGTCCAGTTCTTCTGTCGGTATTTCGCCCAGCACCGCCCGGATGGTCCGCTTGACGATCTCCGCGTTGAGAGTGCCGCAGTCGAGCTTGAGTTGGGCGGCGGCAGCGAGCTTTGCCGGGACCTTCCTGTCACGTTCCGAAACGAGAAGGATTGGATAGGAACCCTGCACAGCTTGAGCAACGTGCCAATGGTCGTCGTCCCGGTCGCGATCCTTGCCGGCGAAACTGACGATCTGCCGTTTTGCGGCGGGCGCGTTCGGGAAGTAGAAGCTTCTACGTCGATCGATATCGTAGCCGTTGCAGCGGGTGACTTCCCCCGGCAGGATCAGGCCGCGTCCGAGGAGATCGAGGAAGCACGTCTCGAAATGCCGCGTCCCGCAATGAATGGCAACGATCGGCTGCTGCTGGCCCAGGATACCAAGTGTCTGGGTCTCGGAACGTTCTGCATTGGTGACCGCCTGTGCGACGAGCAGCAGGCATGCGACCTCGGATGCCCTGGGCGGTTCGGCGGCCGCCCGCACGGCCCGTACGATCTCCGTTGCCGAGGCGCTCCCCTCGAGCAAGACTGGACCGCCGCTGTTCCCGTTCTGGGAAGCCGAAGTCGATGGCTGAGGCTGGTCTTCTTCAACGAACAGGTCGCTGGGGGCCGGATGGCTGGTTTCGTCAACCAGCCTGCGCCTGCGGCGCGCCAGCATGGCGGCGGCCTGCTTTCCCGATGCAGTGGCCGGAAGTCCTTCTCCCCGATGAAAGACATGGAGAACGCGGCCACCACTGTCGACGAATTCTTCGCGCAGAAAGCCTGCCTCGACGGCTGCATCGACGGCACGGCGCTCGGCCTCCCGGCGCAACCGCCGCACGAAGTGCAGCGCGAGGCGATCGTTCAACTCGTACGTTATATTCGACGTCGCTGTCATCCCTGATCCTTTCTCCGTTGGAGAGTGCAGCGCGCTTCGCGCTCATTGCGGCTCCCGGTGCCGTTCACGGGTTTCCACGAGTGTTTCGACAAGGCGTTCCAGCTTGCGGATCGAGCCACCCGTCCAGGCCCGGGCCAGGGCTTCGATCTCGTATCCCTCGAGCGGCGTCGCCCAGCGCGGGTCATGGCCCTGTTCGAGATAGAGTCTTTCGAGGATGCGGCTTGCCAGGAACGGCAGATCGTCCAGGCCGGGTTCTGGAAAGCGAAGGATGCGGCATCGGTCGCGCAGGACGGCCGGAACGCTTTCGACTTCGTTTGCCGTCATCAACCAGGAGAGATGCGACAGGTCGCAGTTCGACTCGAGGTAAGGGTCGAACCAGCGGGCGGAGGTTTCCTTCTCCAGAAGTCCGACCAGCACGTCATGGACGTTGCCGTTGTGCCGGCTTGTTCCCACCTTCTCGATCTCGTCTAGAATGATCGCGGGTCCGGCACATTCATGGCGACGCACGGCCATGACGGCGAGGCTCGGCTCGCCCGACGACCATCGGCGCGCCGTGCCGCCGAGCGCGCTGTCGCTCAGTCCACCGCAGGAGACGAGTTCGTAGGGAAGCCTGAGTTCCTCGATCAGCCGCCTTGCGAAACGGGTTTTGCCGCATCCTGGGATCCCGAGCAGGATGACTGGCCGCAAACGCACATGCTTCCTGCCGACCAGCCTCTTCAGTAGATCATCGGCAATCGAGATGGCCCAGGGGAACTCCGTCGTCAGCCGTGTCCGCACGGCGGCAAGGTCGGGAGTGCCGGGCAGCGGCAAGCGACGCCGCACGAACGCCTCGAATTCCTTGACGACGCGCTTGCCTTCCGACGTGGCATCGTTGCCGACGGAGGTGAAAACGAGAATCGACCCGTCTCTATCGGTTACGTCCAGCGTTTCGTTGTCGACGACCTCCGTCAGATCATCGATGACAAGAGGCTGCTCCTCCGGCTCCGTCCTCTTTGACGCGCGCTTGATCGCCCCCTCGAAATCGCGTTCGTAGCCTTGCAGCATGCGCGACAGCGATCGGCGCGAGGCGTAAAGATTGTCGACCTTGGCGGCTTGGGCGAGCGAGCACGCCATCACGGCCCAACTGAGCGCCCGCCCGGCCAGGCGGAGATCGTCCCGGTTATTAATGTCCCGCAGCGCGACGACTGCTGTTTCGCCTGCGATCGATGCGGCGGCATCCGAATCCCCGGAGGAGGCGAGATAGAATCGGCACCGCAGCCGGCATGCCTCGATAGGGACGCCCTTTACCGCTTCCACGCCATCGAGGGCCTTCACCAGAGATCGCACGCCGTCATCGCTCTGTTCGACGGTCAGTTCCTCCAGGGCGGCGGCGAGCGATGCGAACGCGAGATCACCGCGATTCCTGAGCCGTCGCCACAGCCGTTCGGCATATTCGCGGATATCCTCGCCGAGGTCGCCCCGGAAGAAGCTCATGCCGCGCAGCAGTTCCTCCTCGCTCGGCAGGTGCAGCCCCTCGACGGCTGCCTTCAGCCGCCGGCTGAAATGACGATCCTGCGAATCCAGGGAACTCATGGCCACGGCTCAGGCATCCAGGCCGGAACGCTCGGCGGGGCGGCCAAGCCGATACCAGCGCGACAGCGTGCGTGCCCAGCTGTGGTCCTTGGAAAGCAGCCACAGGTCAGACGTGCCGATCAGTCGGTTCTCGCCGGCAAGCCGAGGATGACCCGTCGACAGGCCGGCGAGGCAAGGCACCGCCCTCCGCGCAAGGATCCATCGGTCGAGAATCGGGGCGTCATCGCCGGCCATCGCCTCCGGCAGCACGCCACGGTGAATGCCTTCCACGTCAGCGACCAGCGCGGCGAGGCGCTCCATCTCGCGCACGAAGCCGGCATCGGGTTCATCGTGCTGGTTGAACAGCAGCATCAGCAAGCCTCCGTCTGTCTCCAAGGATCCAGCGCATTCGGATCCTTGCGATTCGCTGGAATCAGCGGGACAGACATACGGCGTCGCGTCATCGGCGTCCATGACGTCGGTTGAGGCGTCCACGACGCCATTCAAAGATTCACTTATGGATTGCCATAAGTGCTATCTGGAGTGCCGGCGGGGCAGGCGCTAGGAATGGGGCATGGATGTCCCCAACGAACTTCTGCGGGCCGCGCGTGTCGCCCTGAACATCGGCCAGCGAGAACTCGCCAAGCTCTCCGGCGTCGGTCAGCGGACCATCCTGCGCATCGAACGCAACGACGAAACGGTCACGTTGGAATCACGCCGTCGCCTGCAGGATGCATTCGAAAAGGCTGGCGTAACGTTCGTTCCCGATGACGGGACGTCCGGGCCCGGGCTGCGAGTCCGGCGGGATCTTATAAATCAGAAAGGTTTGAGGTTCTAACGATCGCGAATGTCAGCACTGATTCCGCCTAGTCGAAGTCCGAGGCGCATAGCCCACATTGCGAATGTGAACTTTGATTCAAGTGATTTGCAACGGGCAGCGATCCGGTCTTTTATATGGCGGAATTGAGGCTCGACACGAAATACGGCAGAAGAGAAAACGGAAATTTCTTTACAAATCAGAGGGTTATATCATACTCTAACTACACCTGCGTCAAATCAAATTGTGGCGCGTGTAGTTTTGCACCGGATATGGCAGTGGCCGGGAATTGGCGGGAATAGCCGGGACTGCGCGAGAAACCCCGGAAACCCAAGGGGTTGAGCAGGACCAACCGGAGCGGCGGAGCCAAAGAGCTTTTGCACCTGAAGCCGCTGGAACCGGCCACATCGCGGGCGGCAGAGAAAATCCCGGCGAGATTTCGAACCGGCCTTCAAAAACCATCGAACGGGCTTTGAGAGCGCTTCGAACCGCTTAAAACGTGGGTTCCTGCCGGCAAGCATCAGGCGATGACCGGCGCTGTTTGGTGGCCAAGGGCACGGCAAATCCAATTGAGCAACCCACATTAAGATGGATTGCGCTTAAAGCGCGAGAATAATGCGTATTATCAAACAGATAGGCAGGGTCAGGGCTAAAGAGGGCAATCCATATCGCGCTGCGACATTTTCGCTGTACACTGTGCGGACCGAAGACGGGCTTCGCCTAGGTGGCTACTGGCACCGTAGCGCGACTGACGATCATGAGGCCGAGCGTTTGCCGGTACCGGGCGCGGCAGCAGCTGCTTTAAGTCGTCGCATCAACGCAAGGCGGAGTTGCGGCAGCGTCGCCTCGATCATCTCCTTGTCCGACAGGTCCGATACCTTGGCCACCAGGTCGTTGTAGAGGTTGCCGGCTTCGTTGGTTGCGCGATCGCCGGGCAGCGTCATGCCCATTTCCTGATGGACCGACTTCGCCAACCGGGCGAGTTTTTCCAGAAGGTCAGGGTCTACCGAAGCGGCCTCCCGCTCCTGCTGACCTATCATGCGAGGGCCGAGGCCTGTCAGCACCCAGCCAGGATTAACGTCGACCGCTTTGAAGAGCAGCAACGTCTCGCCACTTGGCACGCCTTCATCTCGCTCGATCTTCTGCCAAGCTCGCAGAGATATGCCGAGCCTATCGGCCATGCCCTGCTGCGTTTCGCGCAGTTCGGAGCGTAGTCCCGCCGCGCGACCGCCGATGGTGTCCGGCGCGTTCAACGCCGCCATTCCTCAACAGGCACAATAATGCTTGCGCATGAGCACAAATATGCTTATCCCTACCTAAGTCGCCGGTAACACCCGCCGACAATTGCACACACACGAACCAACAAAAAGCGGATGCGCCAACACCCGCTTAATGAGGAGATACCGATGACAAAGCCCAAAGCCTGGGATCGTCACGAAATCCTTGCCTGCCTGCGCCGCAAACACATGACGCTGGCAGGCATTGCAGAGACGTACGGGCTTGCGCTTTCCGGAGTCAAGAACATCTGGACCCGCCCAAACGAACGCGTCGAGCGCGCCATCGCCGATTTCATTGGCGAACCCGTGGAGACGGTATTCCAAGACCGATATCCGAAACGCAGGAACCGCATTCTCGCAACCAAATTCACAACCCCCAGCAAGCCCGCTCCCGCCCGCCGGGATGCCGCTTGATGCGTGGCGCAGGGCGGGTTCCGGCTGCTCTAGCCTTTGCCATCCGGTGGAAACCGGCAGGGCATGAATGCACTCCCATAGTCGAGAGGTCCGCCCCGGCTGTCAGCGCTCCGACCCGCCCCACGTCACGCCCTGGACAATTGCCGGATCGACCCCGCGCCACAACGGCGAAAGTCTCCTCGAAAATCGACAGGCCCAACCCGTTTATCCCAGCGCATTCGAAAGCCTGCCGGGCTGCGGAGACGCTCGCGATGGCCTCGATCCTGATCATCAGCACAGCCGCTTGCGTCGTCCTCGCCCTTTCCCGGCTGTTTGTGGAGTAAGTCATGACGATCAATCCGTACAACGAAGACGAGCGCCTGGAGGTCATGATGGCCTGCAGCTACGCTGCCGTGAAATCCGGCTTCAGCCATCTGGCGCTGCGCGACATCATCAATCCGCCGCACGCTTGGTTCGATGCGGCGCTTGCCCGTCAGATCGCAATCCACATCCTCAACACCGTCTTCGACGTGCCGCGCCGCCGTCTCGTCACGATGATGGGCCGGCAACGCTGTTCGATCTCCTTTGCCGTCCGCTCTGTGGATGCGCGCCTGGAACACCCGGTTTTCGAGGCTGCCTACAAGCGCATGGCTCGCCGCGCGCTCGACCTGTTTGACAAGAAAATCATGAAGGACGCCGCGTGATGAAATTCGAACGTATCGCCGTCACCGATATTGTCGTGCCGCAGCGGCTGCGGGCCGTGGAAGAAGAACATGCCATCGCCATCGCGCAGTCGATCGTCGAGCATGGCCTGATCAATCCGATCACCGTGCGCGCCACTCCAGCGGCCAAGGGCGGCAAGTTCACTTTGGTGGCCGGCGCGCACCGTCTGCGCGCCACAGTGCTGAACGACGACGACAACATCGACGCCGTGATCGTCGATGCCGACAAGGACGAGGCGCAACTTGTCGAGATTTCGGAAAACCTGTTTCGAAACGAACTATCGGTGATCGACCGGGCCGTGTTCGTCGGCTCCTACCGCGAGGCGTGGGAACGCAAATACGGTAAAATCGAAGCGGGTCGGCCGGGTAATAGGATCAACTTGATCCAATTACTCGAAGACGAGGCATCAGCAGGCTTTTCGCAATATGTTGCGGACCGCATGGGGATCTCGGCTCCATCGGTCAAGCGCCTTAGCTTCATTGTGCAGAAACTGCATCCGGACGTTCGCTCCGCCATTCGCGGCACCCCGCTCGCCGACAATCAGTCCGCCCTGCTCAAGCTGGCCAAGATGGAGCCGCACAAGCAACGCCTGACAGCCATCGCGCTCAAGGCCGAAGGGCCGAACTTGGCCAAGGCCTTAGCGGCCGTAGAGGGGCCGCGCCCCAAGGTGGACAAGCAGGCCGCAGTTTATGACGACCTCGTATCCGCCTGGGCGCGAGCCACCGAAGAAACCAAGGCCCGGTTCATGGAAGAATTTGGATTGGTCGGATTGGTCGAAGCCGGGGAGCCGGCACAATGACCAAGCTCCATCCCGACCAGTACGATCTTTTCAGCGAGCCGCGCTTTCCGGTGCGCTCGCCCGCAACCCATATCGACCTGCAGCGTTTTCGCTCGAAAGTGAAACGCGCGATGGCAGAGGCGATCCGCCAATGCCCATACGACCGCCCGGTGATCGCGGCACGCATGGCGCAATATCTCGGCCTGCCGTCGATCAGTAAGGCCACGCTCGACGCCTATACGGCCGAGAGCAACGCCAACCACGATATCAGTCTTGCCCGTTTCAAGGCGTTCGTCCGCGCCACCGGGGCCGTCTGGCTTTGGGACATGGTGGTTTCGGAAGACGGCCTGACATTGCTGGAAGGTGACGAGGCTCGGCTCGCCGAAATCGCCGCGATCCAGCAGGAGCGCAAACTTCTCGAAAGGCAGCTCAAGACGCTCTCGGCCATCCCCGTCAACCTGAAGCGCCGGGTGCGCTGATGTCGATTGCGCGCGAATGGTTTTCCGTTGCTGAACTGGCAGCTGCGAAGCTGCCAGACCTGCCGCCCTCCGAAAAGAGCCTGGACAATCTGGCCCGCGCAAAGTGGCGTCATAACCCAGCCTTCGCACGTCAGGTGAAGGGCGATGGAAAGCCTGTCTGGCAATACCATGTCGACCTGCTCCCGAAGGCGGCACAGCTGCGCCTCCTGGTCGTACATTCGACCCCGGCCAATGACGATGCCGACCCCGCCGCCGAAAAGAAAAAGGCCCTTTGGGCGCGGTTCGAAGCCCTTTCGAACGATCAGAAAGCCATCTGCGATATGCGCCTGAAGACTGTCACGGAGGCGGATGAGCTGTTGCGATCCGGCTGGTCGGTCACGGCAGCAGTGGAGCTGGCCGGCAAACGCCACGAAGTCAGCGCCCGCAATATCTACCGCTGGCTGGGTGCGGTCCACGGCTTGGATCGCGATGACTGGCTGGCCGCACTTGCTCCCGGATCAAAGGCTAGCGCTGAACGATCCGCCTGCCATGAACAGGCATGGGCCTTCATCATGTCGGACTATCTGCGACCGGAAGAGCCGACGTTCACGAGTTGCTACCGTAGACTGCTCAAGGCGGCGAAGAAGGAAAAATGGTCGCCGGTACCATCTGAATGGTCTCTGCGCCGCCGTCTGAATGCGGAGATACCGGAAGCCGTCCAGACGCTCGCCCGCAAGGGCCGAGACAAGGCAAAGACCCTGTTTCCCGCCCAGCGCCGAACCCGCACCCACCTGCATGCGATGAAGGCGGTCAACATGGACGGCCACAAGATCGACGTGTTCGTGCGCCTCGACGATGGCCACGTCACCCGCCTGATGCTGCTCGGTATCCAAGACCTGTACTCCGGAAAAATCCTCGCGTGGCGACTGTCCGACAGCGAAAACAAGGAGACGGTCCGGCTCGTCATTGGCGACATGGTCGAGCGCCACGGCATCCCCGATATGATGACGCTGGATAACGGCCGCGCCTTCGCCTCAAAAGACATCAGCGGTGGCACGCCGACCCGGTATCGGTTCAAGGTTCGGGACGAAGACCCGCAGGGCCTTTTGACCACGCTCGGCATCGAGCTGAAGTTCACCCTGCCCTACTCGGGCCAGTCGAAGCCGATCGAACGTGCATGGCGCGACCTAGCCAGCGAGATATCGCGGCACCCGATCTGTGCCGGCGCCTACACCGGCAACAAGGTCGACGCCAAGCCGGAAAACTACGGCTCCACCGCCGTGCCGCTGGCGGTGATGAAGGCCCATGTCGATCGGATGATTGCCGAACACAACGCCCGCCCTGGTCGTACCGCCAAGGTATGTGCCGGCCGCAGCTTCGACGAAACGTTCACCGCCTCCATGGCCGATCCCGCCACGATCGTGCGCTGGCCAACAGCTGCCCAGCGGTCACTCTGGCTGCTGGCAGCGGACCGTATCCGCACCCAAAAGGGTTCCGGCGAAATCCATCTGTTCGGCAACCGCTACTGGTCGCGCGAGTTGAACGGCCATGCCGGGCGCTTCGTCACGGTACGCTTCGACCCCGACGCCCTGACGCAGCCGATCAAGGTCTACGACGCCAACAACGTGCTGATCTGCGATGCCGAGTGCGTTGCAGATACCGGCTTCCACGACGCGGAGGCGGCGCGGCGACACGCCAAGATGCGCGGCGATTACCAGAAGGCGGTCGCGGCCCAAAAGCGCGCCCATGCGCGCCTGTCGGCCGAGGAACTGGCCGCAATCCTGACCAAGGGCGAGGAAGCGCCAGCCGCACCTGCCCGATCCGCTCCTCCGAAAATCACGCGACTGGTCACGGGCAATCTGGCGATGAAGCCAGCGCCGGCCGAGCAGATGGATGACGAGGAAATTGAGAACAGTTTTTCGAAGGCGATGGCCAAGCTGACAGGCGGCACTTCGATCCACCAATTCCCGCAGGGGAATGAGCCGGTAAGTAGTGAGTACGGTTCCAAAAAGAACGGGCGGGTTTGAAAGCCCGCCCGAAAAAATCAACGAGGAACCTTTTTAGATGAATGAAATCGTAGGCACAAGCCACCTGAAATCAACGCCGGTTTGGGAGCGGCCCCTCGCCGGCCCGGATGCCAGTCTGGCGAACCGGACGGAAACCGACATCAACGCGTGGTGGCTGTTGATCGACCAGGTGATCGAGATCGCCACCGCACAGGGCTGGACCAAAACCGATGTTGCGCGGCGCATCGGCATGCCCGACGGGACGTTTAGCCAGTGGTTTTCCGGCAAGTACAACGGCCGGCTGGAAAACCAGAACAAGCAGGTGCAGCTGTGGCTGGACGCGGTCGGCGAGACTGTCGGACTGGTTGCGGCTATCCCATCCAGCCCGGCCTTCCTTCCGACCATCGCCGCGAAGGAAGTTCTGGAAACCCTGCACTGGGCGCAGGTTGCGTCGGACATGGTCATCATCACGTTGGAAGCCGGCATGGGCAAGACGATGACCTGCAAGCACTTCGCCGCCACCCGCCCTCATGTCTACATGGTCACCATGTCGCCGCACACCAAGACGGTGCACGGCATGCTGACCGATCTCGCCCAGGAACTGGACGTGATGGTCCACAATCCCGCCCGCCTCACCCGCGCCATCGGCAAGCGGCTGGAGCGGTCGGGCGACGGCACGCTGCTGATCGTGGACGAGGCGCAGAACCTCAACGACGATGCGGTCAACCAGCTCCGGCACTTCGTCGATATCCATCGTTGCGGTGTCGCCCTGGTCGGCAACACCGAAATCTACGGCAGGTTCTCGAAGAACCGCGACGACAAGCGCGACGGGCCTTCCTACGCGCAGATCAAAAGGCGCATAGGCAAGCGGCTGCTGCGCAACAAACCCTACATGGACGATCTTCGGACGTTCATTTCGGCATGGGGCGTGTCCGACCCGGACGCGGTCAAGTTCCTGATCGGCGTCGGCAACAAGGGCGGTGCCCTCGGCCAGATCGACAAGACGGTCAAGCTTGCATCGATGTTGGCCACCGGCTGCGGAGAGCCGATATCACTCAAGCATCTGCAGGGGGCCTGGAAGAACCGCGACGTGGAGATGGACACATGAGTGCCGTCCTTTCCACCAAGCTCAACGAGATCGCGGGCTATTTCAAGGATCGGCGGCCGACGCCGATCACCATCAACGAACAGTCCCGCCAGTTCTTCTTCGAGCAGATCAGCATCCTGCGCGATCTGGCCCTCTGCATGGAAAGCGAACTGAACACGTTCCGGTTGCTTGAAGCGGATCGTGCTGGTCGCAGGTTCCTCGATCAGGAAGCCGACGCTGCCTTGCATGCCGCACCCATCGCCCAGGACGGCAATGTGTTCCGTCCGGATTTCGGGGGGAGGAAGTCATGACTGACAACCTCTACCAAGTGAGCGACGGCCTGTTCCAGTTGCGGCGGGCACTCGTATCGCATGAAGCGACCGGCGTGACGTTGAGCGCCGAGCAGGTCCAGCTGATGAACCGCGTGCTGTTCCTCTTCGGCCAGTCCGCCCTCAAGCAGGCACATGAGATTTCCCGCCATCGGTGGAACGCGGCAGCGCGTGCCGATCACGGGAGCGAGGACCGCGTGCTGGAGGAGGCCATGCGGCCGGGAACGAACCTGTTCCTGCTGGCCAATGTCGGCCGCGATGGCCTGCCGGGTGCATCGGCATGAGTGGTTCCGAAGCCCTGCAGTCTGCCGCCCAGCGCGTCGATGTTCTTGACGCTGCCGGCCACATCATCGCGAACCCCCGGCGCAATGCAGTCGGGGCCTCTTCGTCGACCGTGCTTGCGCTTGCCGTTGCGACCGAACGCTTTTGGGCGGTCTGCGTGGAAGCTGACCTCCTCCTGCGGGCGCTCCGCCTCCCGCAGGACACAGATGAGAATTGTGCCGTAGCCGACGCCGCGATCGCGCATCAGGCCAGCGAGGTCGCTCGCCTGCTGTCCGCCATTCGCGTCGAAACCCAAGCCCTCACCGAGAAGGAAATGAAAGATGGAAGCTCAAACGCTTGAACAGGCTCCGGCCGGCGTCGTTGATGTCGCCGGCAAACCCTACATGCCCGACGCCAAGGGCAACCTTGTTCCGTTGGAGAGCATAAAACCTGCCGACAAGCTGCAGGACGAAACAGTCCGCAAGGTGATCAGCTACGCCCGCGAGCTGTCGGAACAGATCTCCCGCTTCAAGGCCCACACCTTTGACGATCTCGGCGCATTCGAAGCGCTGCTCGCCCAGGAGTACGGCGCAAAGGTCGGCGGTTTGAAGGGCAACAAGACCTTCATGTCGTTCGACGGCCTGATGAAAATTCAGGTGCAGGTGCAGGACTACATCGACTTCGGCCCGCAGCTGCAGATTGCCAAAAGCCTGATTGACGAATGTCTGCGGGAATGGACGGCCGACAGCCGTTCCGAAATCCGCTCGATCGTGACCCGCGCCTTCAACGTCGACAAGACTGGCCAAATCAACCGCGCCGAGATCTTCGCGCTGCTCCGCCACGACATCGAGGACGAGCGCTGGCTGAAGGCCATGACCGCAATCCGCGACGCCATGCGTGTCGTTGGTTCGAAAACCTACGTGCGTTGCTACGAGCGCTCCCGACAGGACGCGCCGTGGACCGCCGTCACCATCGATCTTGCCAAGGCTTGAGGGGGAAATCATGAACGCGATCAATCATCAGCTGGCCAGCGAACTGGCCAAGGAATTCGACTTGCCGCAGACGCCGGCCGAGGAACTGGAGCGGGCGGCAGACGGCTATCGGCGCTCGATCGAAGCTTGCATGCGCCGCGCATCCGACGCCCGCAAGGCATGCGCATCCACAGTGCAGGAGGTCGAGGACGAACGAGGCCGGCTCGATGCCGTCTATCACCAGGACATGGCGCGCCTGGACGCCGAGGTCGTCGCCGCGAAGGCGAGCGCCGCTGCTGAAATCACCGCCGTCAACAAGCTGGCAGAGGCCAGCCGCACCGCGCTGGAGGCGCTTCAGTCATGACCCTGTGGATTAACAATCTGAAGCGCCTGGTCGCGCTGGTCGATGAGCAGATGGCCCACGTGTCGGAAGCGTCCGGCTCCTCCGACACCAAGACCATCAAGGATTACGCCGCGTGGCGCAAGCGGCACGACGCCGCCATGCGCGCTTTGATGGCATTTTTCATGAACCAGGAGGATGCCAGCTTCACGAGCCGGGGAAGCGATTGCTCCGTCAAGATGGCCAGCATCCGGTCGACCTGCACCAGCGGCTTCGACGGCGCGTTGCGCAACTGGCAGACGGCCGCGAGGAAGAAGATCGACGCTGCCCAGCCGGCCGAAGACGTCATCAACCTGCAGGGCTCCGGCCCGGCACCGATCGTGCCGAGGGAGGGCTGAGCGATGAGCATACACGATAAGATCAGGGATCAGGTCGGGCTGGCGAAATTCTATGCCAAGGACGGCGCGTTTCACACAGCCGCGAAGATCCTGCACGAGTTGGCGGACGAGGTCGAGGCGCATGCCTGCTGGGCAGATAGGGCCGTGACCGCCCTGCTAACCGACCTAGAGCAGCGGGAGGGTTGAGCTATGAGCGCCGCCAGCCAGAAAGTCCGCGACCGCATCCGCATGCTGCGCGAGAAGACGCCCGAGCGCGGCTGCACGGAAGCCGAGGCCCTTGCCGCCGCCGAGAAGGTCGCGCAGCTGATGCGCGACCATGGCCTATCTGAAGCCGATATTGTCATGAGCGAGGAAACGTCGCCAAGCGACCATGGCCGATCCATCAAGGCAAAGCTCTGGCCGGTGATCGGCCATTGCACGAACACCGCCCATGTCGTCATCCGTGGCCGCAGCGGTGCCGAGGTCCAGTTTATCGGGCGGGCACCGGGGCCGGAGGTCGCCGTCTATCTGCGGGAAGTTTGCGAGGGCGCGATCACCCGCGCGGTGCGCGAATTCAAAACCACCACGTTCTATCGCCGCCGGAGGGGGCTGAAGTCGAAACGTGCGGCGGTTGCCGATTTCACGGATGGCATGGTCAATCTGCTGCGATGGCGACTGGTCGACGTTTTCGCGTCCACCATCAATGAGGCCGCACAGGCCGATGCCGCCACCGCGTTGGCCGAACGCTATCCCGATATGGGTCTTATCAAACAGCGGAAGGCGCCGCTGCGCCACAGTGCCGCCCGGTCAGCAGGCTGGCGCGCCGGTGCGCGGGTTACGCTTGCCCATGGAGTTGGCGAGGCCGATGCGCCGCTGCAGATAGGCGGTGCGTCATGACGCACCACACCCTTACGACCGCACAGCGCGAGTTGGCCTTGTCGCTGACCGCTGTCATGGAGGGCATGCCCCTCGACGATGCGTTCGCGGCAATTGTCTCGATCACGGCCGCGACCTGCAACAACAGTTTTGATGGCGGCGTCACCAGCCGCAGCGTCGCCATCTGGCTTGCCACCAAGATCGTTGAAACGGTTGATGCTGGCCAGCGCGGCGAGCTGCGTATGCACGGCGAGGCCCTGCAATGAGCGCGCTCGCAGCCATCCACGTCGCAAAGAAGCAGCTTGGCCTGGACGATGACACCTATCGTGCCGCCCTGGTCAACATCACGGGCAAGGCTTCGACGCGCGACATGACCGAGGCCGAGCGCAACAAGGTCGTCGCGGCCTTCCGCGATCGCGGTTTCAAGCCCGCCTCAACCGGCTCTCGAAAGCGCCTTGAAGGCAAGTATTCCGGCAAGCTGCAGGCGCTGTGGATCGCCGGTTGGAACCTCGGCGTCGTTCACAATAGAGACGACAAGGCGCTGATCGCTTTCGTCGAACGGCAGACAGGCCTGTCTCACGTTCGCTTCCTCCACGATCCAGCCGACGCCGCGAAGGCGATCGAGGCGCTGAAAAGCTGGATCGCGCGTGAGGCCCGTGTGGACTGGTCGACGGGCTTCGATCGGCCCGATTGGCTGCGCGTTCCCGGAGCGCAGGTGGCGATCGCTCAATGGCAAATCCTGTTGGCCGCAGAGGCCTTTGGTGCCTCCATCGCCGACTTCCATAAGTTCGTGTCGGACCAAGGATCGACTGTCTACCAGATGGCCGACCAGGACTGGCAGCCGGTCATGAACGCTCTCGGCGAACAGGTCAGAAAGGTGCGCCGCTGATGGCCAGGGTCTCGATTACCAGCCAGCTCCTCGAAATCGACCGGGAGATCAAAATGCGCAAGCAGGTTTACCCGCGTCGGGTCGCGGAAAGGAAGATGCGGCAGGCCGAGGCCGACCTGCTCATCGGCCACATGGAAGCCGTGCGGGACACATTGCTGTTCTGCCAGGATCATGAGGCCGATATCCGGGCCTACATTGCAGCGAAGAAGGCTGGTTGATGATGGTTGCCTATAGCTTCAAGGCCATGTTCAGCCCGCAGATCATCGCCGGCTCCAAGCTCCAGACGGTGCGCGCCGATCGGAAGCGTCATGCGCGACCGGGTGAGCCGGTGCAGCTCTATCAGGGCATGCGCACCCGCCATTGCCGCAAGCTGGTCGATCCCGACCCGATCTGCACCGCAACCCGAAGGATCGAGATCGCTACCACAGTGCTGATCGACGACATGATCGCGACAATCTTGATCGACGGAATACCGCTGCGCCCCGCCGAGATCGAAGCCTTTGCCTGCGCCGATGGCTTCGGTGTCGACGCTGTCGGGGACTGGCGGTGGAAGCACACAGGTTGGCGCGGTTCCGCGCGCTGGAACATGGGTCACTTCTGGATGACCAACCACGGCGCCGGCCGCTTCGACGGCGTCCTGATCGAATGGAGGCCGGCCTGATGCCTGTTGTCCACATCACGGATCGTGCCGTGCTGCGGTATCTGGAACGCGCGCACGGCCTCGATGTGACCGCTGTACGCCGGCACCTTGCCGGCCGTCTGGAAAATGGCGCGCGCCTCGGCGCTGTCGGCGTCACCATCGACAACGTGAAATTCGTCCTGCAGCGCGACGCCGAGAACGTCTCGGCCGTCACGGCACTGTTTCCGCAATGGCCGGCCAGGACGTGATGATCATGGCCAGCACCTTGCCGCAAATCCTCCCGTTGCTCGTATGGACCGAGCAGCGGGAAGTGCTTTTGCTGCAGGATGCCCGCACCGATCTCCAGCGCCGTATCCTGTCGCTGCGGCCGCACAGCCACCGGCGCGTCGTGCTGGAGGCGCGCCTGCGCGATTTGACGGCACAGCAGTTGAAGCTTCAGACAGCGATCGGGAGGGCGATTTGACGGACGACGACCGCCCATGGCTTTCGCCCATGCTGAACCGGATCGCCGAGGTCGCCGGCGAGCGCGCCGCCCTGATCCTTGGCCGAGAGCGCGCCTGCCTGACCGTTTTCATCCCGAAGCATTTTCGGCCTGGTCATTGGCTGCCGGAGCTAATCGGTGAGGAGGCCGCTCGGAACATGATCGCGGCATTCGGCGGTACCGAGATCGAGATACCGCCAGCGCTGGCTGGCCAGATGCGCCGCCGCCGCGTTGCCATTGCCGAAATGACCCGCAACGGTTATTCCATCAATCACACCACCCGGCTGCTCGGTGTCAGTCGGTCGACCGTGAAGAGCCATCGCCGCCGCCTCAAAGATGGCGAGCCGGACGATGATGGCCAAGGCTCCCTGTTTTAGCAGCCGTCGACCAGGGCGAAACTGCCCCCGCAACTTCCATCCCTGAATGACCACAATGCCTCCGAATACCGGGGGCCGCTCCGGCTTTGTCGCACCGGAGATCACCCATGCAGAAGAACTTTCAGGCGTGTTTGAACGTCACCCTGGCATACGAAGGCGGTTGGGCCGACAACCCGAAAGACCCCGGTGGCGCGACCATGAAGGGGATTACGCTGGCCACCTTCAGGCGCTGGGTGCCAAAGGCCACCAAGACACAGCTGCGCAACATCACGGCCGAGAACGTCGCCAAGATTTACCGCGAGGACTTCTGGAACAAGGTGAGCGGCGACCGTCTCGCCTCCGGTGTTGATCTCGCGACCTTCGACGCAGGCGTCAATTCAGGCCCGTCGCGCGCCTTGAAATGGCTCCTGGCGGCGGCTGGCGGCAGCGATGACCAGACCGTCAAGAAGCTCTGCGCCAAGCGCCTCGGCTTCATGCAGTCACTCGCAATCTGGAAAACCTTCGGCAAGGGCTGGTCACGTCGCGTCGCGGCGATTGAGGCGAAGGGCGTTGCCTGGGCGCTGGCCGCGTCATCAGCGCCAGCGGTCGTCCACAGAAAGCTGCAGACCGAGCAGGTCGCCGCAGAGAAGAAGGCCGCCAATCATACGAAGGGTGCCGGCGCAACCGGTACCGCCACCACGGCAGGCGGCGGCGACGTGGCGCTCAACCCACAACATGCCGATGCGATTGCCGGCTGGGTGATTGGCGGGCTGCTCGCGGCCGGCGCTGTTGTCGTGGCGGTCCTGATCATCCGCGCGATCATCCATAAGCATCGCGCCGCCGCCTACGCGGCCGAGGCGGGAGCGGTGGCATGATGTCCGTAGCCGTGTTCTTCCTGATCGCCGGGTGTCTTTCGGCGGCAGTTGCGATGGTGCTCTTCGCTGCGCTGTCCAATGACCCAACGCCGAGCATGTCCGGATATTTGCCGCTTCTGATCTTTTTCGGATGCGCCAGCCCGATCTGCCTCGTCCTGGCGGCGGTCTCATGGATCATTGATGTGACGATTGGGGTGCTGGCATGAGCACGTTTGTGGCATCCATTCTGGTCGACGCCGCCGCCAAGGTCGGCGCGCCGATCGTCAAAGGTCTCCTTGAGAAATACCTAGGGGGAGCGGTGGGTGAAGTCGGCGGCATGATCGTCGACACCATCGCCGGCCATGCAGGCGTAACGGCCGATGAATTGCCCTCGCTGCCTGCCGACAAGATCGAGGCGGCGGTGGCCGTGACGGAAGCGCAGGCGCCTGACCTCCTGATCCAATGGAACGTGCAGCAAAGGCAGGCGCACGATCTGATGCGCGCCGAGATGGACAAGGGCGGGGCTACGTGGACGTGGGCGTGGCGGCCGGCATGGATGTGGGGCCTTCTCGTAGCCTGGGCCTGGTATGTTTTCGTTGTGCCGATGCTCAACCTGTTCGTCGCCTTAATGGGTGCCAGCGCGCGCCTGGTGTTGCTGGTCGACATCGGCACCCTGCTTGCGGTCACAGGCATCTTCACCGCCTTCTACATGGGTGGTCACACGATCAAGGACGGCCTTTCAAAATGGCTGGGGCGCGCGCTTTGAAGCTTGGCAATTTCGCGCATGAACTGGCCGACCTTCGCGCCCACCAGGAGCGTGAGGCCGGCATAGCCTCCGCACGGATCGCTCTGCGACGGCAGGGTGAAATCGACTGCCGCAGTTGCGGCGAAGAGATCGACCCCGCACGCCGTCGCGCACTGCCCTCGGCCGACCGCTGCCTTGACTGCCAACAGCGTCTCGAACGCTATCGCCGGAGACGCACCTGATGGACTTGACGCAACTGCTCGCCTGGATCGTCGCGGCGAACACGGTGACCACTTTCGCCACCACCGCCTACAACTTGATGTCTACCAGGGCGACCAAAGCGCTGAAGGCGATCGAGAACCTGGAAGACAAAATCGGCAAGTTTGCCGATCAGCGTCAGCGGGCCAGCGAAGACATTGGTGAACGGTTCCAGAAAGTCGAGAACCGGCTGCTGAAGATCGAGGGCGAAATGCAGCACATGCCAGACCGCGATCAGTCGCATCGTCTGGAATTGGCTTTGGAAAAACTCACCGGCCAGATGGAAACCCTCGACAGTCGGATGACCGGGCGGATGGACACCCTGGACGAGCGCCTTCGGCCGCTCGCCGCCACAAGCGCCAGAATTCAAAACTACCTCATGGAACAGGGCGTGGAGAAATAGCATGGGCGGCGAGACAGCAATCGAACAAGAGGCGCGCCTCATCATCCTGCGGGAGTTGCACGCCCAGTCGAACCGCTCGATGACATCGAGCGCCGTGCGCAACTTCCTGCTGAACGATTTTCTGATCAACCGCTCACGTGGCTGGGTCGAGGATCAATTCGAGTTCCTGGCCGAGCGCAAGGCCGTCCGGATCACGGCGGCCGGTTCGGTGAAGATTGCCACCATCACGCCGCGTGGACTGGAACATCTGGCGCTTCAGACGTTCATATCCGGTGTCGACAGCCCCTCCGAACCGGTGCTGTGACATGGCCGTAGAACGCCGCGTCCTATCCTCGCTCGACCAGCTGCCAGAAGATTGCCAGGACGATGTCGTGTGGGCGCTGGCCCGGCTCAACGAGCGCGCGCGAACGCAGGCTGATATCCTGTTCGAACTGAACGACCGGCTCGCGGTCAAGGGCCAAGGACCGATATCGAAATCCGCCTTCAGCCGGCGTCGCATCCGCCTGAAGCGCCGGGCCGATCGACTGGCCGAACGCGATCATATCTACGCCGGCATCGCCGAAACCATCACCCCGGAAAAGATGGGCGATCAGGATATCATCCTTGGTGAGCTGCTGAAGTCGGTAATCGACGAACTGATCGACGATGCAAAGTCCGCCGAGGATGTGAAGGAACTTGCCTCGGCGTTCAAACAGACCGTTTCGGCGCAGCATCTTTCTGCAAGCCTCAAGGCCAAGGCGGAAGCCGCCGCCCAGGCGAAGATGGAAAAGGCCGTCAACGCGGTCACCGGCGAGGTCGAAAAGACCGGTCGCAACGTGGACGCGGCCGAGGTGCTGTCGCTTATCCGCAAAGCCTATTCCGGAGAGTGAGATGGCCGACCGTCCGCTGCTTTACAAATATCAGCGCCGCTGGCTGAAGGACAACTCCCGGTTCAAGCTAGGCAAGTTCGCCCGCCAGACCGGCAAGACCTTCACGACGACGCTGGAAAGCGTCGACGATAGTTTTGAGCATGTCGTTCAGCAGAAGCGCACCCGGTGGGTGATCCTGTCACGCGGCGAGCGTCAGGCCAAAGAGGCCATGGACGAAGGGGTGAAGCTGCACGCCAAGGCCTATGGTCTCACGTTCGACAGCTACGAGGCCGCCTATGATATTGGGGCCGTCAGCTACAAGGCTCTCGAAGTCGCCTTCCCTCATGGCTCCAGGATAACGGCGCTGCCAGCCAACCCGGACACGGCGCGCGGCTTTTCGTCGAATGTGTTCCTGGACGAGTTCGCCTTCCACCGCGACAGCAACGCGATCTGGAAGGCGCTCTTCCCGGTCATCTCGGCAGGCTGGAAGTTGCGGGTCACCTCGACGCCGAACGGCAAAAGCGGCAAGTTTTATGAACTCGACACATCCGACGATGAAGAATGGTCCCGCCATTCCGTCGACATCTATCAGGCGGTGGCCGATGGCCTGCCGCGCAACATCGAGCAACTGCGCAAGGGCATCGCGGACGAGGATGCCTGGGCACAGGAATACGAGCTTAAATATCTGGATGAAGCCTCGGCCTGGTTGTCCTACGAACTCATCACTTCCGTTGAAGACCCGGACGCGGGAAAGCCTGAATTGTATCGCGGCGGTGTCTGTTTCGTCGGCGTCGACATCGGCCGGCGTAACGACCTTTTTGTTATCTACGTGCTTGAGCAGATCGGCGATGTGCTGTGGACGCGCGAGATCATCGAGCTGAAGCGCGCCAAGTTCGCCGCCCAGGACGAGGCACTGGACGAGGTGATGCGCCGCTACCGTGTCGGCCGCGTCTGCATGGATCAGACCGGCATGGGCGAAAAGCCGGTGGAAGATGCCCAGCGCCTCTATGGCGAGGATCGCATCGAGGGCGTGCTGTTCAGTGGCCCGACCAAGCTCGTCATGGCGACGGCCGGCAAGGAACGGTTTGAGGATCGCACCATCCGCATACCGGAAGGCCGGCCTGCGCTGCGCTCTGATCTGCACAAGCTTCGCAAGATGGTCGGGCCGACCGGCGCACCACGTTTTGTTGCCGAGCGCGATGAGGATCACGCCGACCGTACCTGGGCATGCTTTCTCGCCGTGAATGCCGCTGGCGGGTCGCAAATTGAGTACAGCTACACCCCGATCAGCGCCCTGAATGACGACGACATCAACGAGCGCGGCGGGCTTGGCGACTATTCGGCCTTCGGTCGCGGCGGTCTTTGGTAGGAGACGATCATGGAATTCACCGGTCTCATGGATCAGTTCGGCCGGGCGCTGAAGGCGACGGCCGTCGCCAAGCGTCAGCTCGCCCTGGAGGAGAGCGCGCCGACGATGACCGGCGTGCGCTCGATCTGGCATGAAGGTGTTGCTTCCGGCCTGACGCCCAACAAGCTCGCCCGCATCATGCGTGAAAGTGCCGAACCGGGCGCGGACCTGACCGATTACCTTACGCTCGCCGAAGAGATGGAGGAGCGCGAGCCGCAATATCGCATGGCGCTCGGCCAGCGCAAGCTGGCGATCCGCAACATCAAGCCGGTGGTCACGGCCGCGAGCGAAGACACTGCCGACCAAGAGTTGGCGGAGGAAGTCCGCAAGCTGATCGACAACACCCAGTTCCGCAACATCGTCATGCATCTGGCCGATGGCATTGCCAAGGGTTTTGCCGTTGCGGAAATCGTCTGGTCGATGTCCGGTTCGGCCTGGAAACCGTCGCGCATCCTGTCGCGCGATCCGCGCCATTTCCAGTTCGACCGCATCACCGGCCGCGAGCTGCGGCTGCGCGAGGATGGCAATCCGGACGGCCTGGCGCTCACGGCGGGCAAATATCTGATCCACACGCCGGTGTTGAAGTCCGGCACGCCGATCCGGCAAGGTCTCGCCCGAACCGCCATGTGGATATTCATGCTGAAGAGCTTCAGCTTGAAGGACTGGATGGCGTTTCTGGAAGTCTACGGCATGCCGTTCCGCATCGGCAAATATGATGATAGCGCGACCGAGGCTGACAAGCGGGCGCTGTTGCGCGCCGTTGCCAACGTCGCCGCCGATGGCGGGGCCATCATCCATAAGAACATGATCATAGAGTTCATCGAGACCAAAGCGTCGGCCGGTGGCGAGAATGCTTTCAAGGGCATGGCTACATATCTGGACGAACAATTCGCGAAGCTGATCGTCGGCCAGACCATGACATCGGCGGACGGTTCTAGCTTTGCCCAGGCCGAGGTGCATGATGATATCCGCCTGCTGATCCTTCGTGCTGACGGCGATGATCTGGCGGCGACAACGCAGCGCGATCTGATCGACCCCTACATTGCCTTCAACAAGGGCGTGCCGAAGAATGGCACCCCGCAGGTGACATACCCAGTCGACGATCCCGAAGACCTGAAGGCGTTGATGGAGGCGACACAAAAGTTCGTGGAGATGGGCGGCGAGGTACCGCAAGGGCCGGTGCTTGCGAAGCTCGGCTGGCGCGAGCCGGCCGAGGGCGAGAAGGTGCTGAAGCGCGCGCCCGTCACGGTAGCCGAACCGTCGCGACGCTTCGGCAAGGCCGAGCAGATGCGTCGCCAGAAACTCGCACAGGCCATGGCGCTATCGCTTCTCGAAGATCCGATCACCGGCTTTTCCACCGAGATGCTGGACGAATGGGAACCGCAGATCGACCCGCTTATGAAGGCTGTTCATGCGGCCCTTGAAGGGGCTTCGACCTATGAGGAGATGCAGGCGGCGATTGCCGGCTTGGCTGGCAAGTTCGATCTGCAGCCGCTGATCGACCGATTGGCGGCCGCGACCTTTGCCGCGCGCGTCGAGGGCAGCGAGAACAATGGCGGGTGAAGGCTTGCGGGGCGGTCCGCCACCGGAAGCCGTCGCCTATCTCGAAGGGAAGGGCTTCAAAAAATCCTTTCACTGGCAGGACACCTGGGGCGAGGAACATGCTCACGCCTTCACCGTCGCCAAGGCGATGGAGATGGACGTGCTTCAGGCGCTGCGGGAGGCGACTGATGCGGCGGTGAAGGATGGCGTGCCGTTCGAGCAATTCGCCAAGCAGCTCGCGCCGCGCCTCCAGGCGCTCGGCTGGTGGGGGAAGAAGGAGATGGCGGACCCGGCGACGGGCGAGATCATCAATGCGCAGCTCGGCAGTCCGCGCCGGCTCCAGACGATCTATTGGGCGAATACCCGCACGGCCTATGCAGCTGGCCAGTGGGAGCGCGCGCAGCGGACCAAGGGTGCGCTGCCGTTCTTCATCTACGAGCTTGGGCCGAGCAGTGTACATCGTGACGCGCACGTCGCCATCGAGGGCACGGTGCTGCCGATCGACGATGCGTTCTGGGACACGCACTATCCGCCGAACGGATGGGGTTGCAAATGCAGGGTCCGCGCCATCACCCGCTTCGAGGCCGTGAAGGTCGGGGTCAGTCCCGAGCCGGAAATTCAGTGGCGCAACTATCGCAACAAGCGCACCGGCGAGGTTTCCCGCGTCCCGGAAGGTGTCGATCCCGGCTGGCATACGAACCCCGGCAAGGCCCGCGCCCGAACTCTGTTGCACGCCATGGCCGACCGCATCGAACTGGCGGAGCCGGTAGCTGCGAAAAGGATCGTCGCCGATCTGTGGGAAAGCCGTACCCCGGAGGCCTATGCAGCGATGCCGGAGCGCGTCCAGCTGCCGGTGGCGATCGCGCCGCAGGCCATTGCCAAGCTTCGTGGCGTAGGCCCTACAGTCGTGGTTTCAAACGAAACGCTGGCAGTAAAATCCGGCAAGCACCGGCATGTCGATCCGGCCAGCTTTGGGCGGGTCCAGGAGTTGCTGGACAGCGGCGAGCTTATCGAGCGTCCAGACGGCTCACATGCCTACTGGAAACAGATCGACGGCAGTTGGTGGGTGGTCGCGTTGCGGCGCTCGGCCAAAGGCTTCGTGCGCATCGCGACGTTCTTCCGTTCCAGCGAACGGCGGCGGGACGAGATGCGGCGGGCGCGTGACGGGATGAAGAGGGATTAAGCGTTCGGGGGGCCGCTACCTCCCCGCGGTCGCATTTGACCGGCAAGCGTGTCTCGAACGCACCGGCAATATAGTGCAGCCGTCGCCCGCGTGCAAACGCGCATTGCAATCAGCCGGTCCCGGCATATTGTCAGGCCCGATCGTCGATGAAGGGAGCTTACGAAAGAGACTACGGTGACCAGCGGAATCTTGCTTTTTGCCTAAGCTCCGGTTGCGATGACGCGGTGATTGCCAACCCGACCATGGGATGCGCGTGGCGCATGGTCATCCTTGCATCCGGCCACGCCGAGCTGGGTGATGGCGATATCAGCAGCTTCAAATCCGAATGCGGCCGGATCGAGCCCGCGCAGCTCGCCACGGCCAAGGCTCAAGCGGCCGCTCTCTTCCAGGTCATCTACAAGCGCGAGATCTCGCGCGACTTCCAGTGATCGCAGGGATGGCCCTAGAACACGCGCGTGCTGTTCGTAGGGCCGGATGGAGCCGAGAAGGGTCGAACGGCTTCCCACGGGCTTTGAAAGCGTTTCGAAATCGACCCTGTTTCGCTTTCCCCGATCGATCTTGCGGTAGATCGGCAGTATAGGATAGTTCTGGGCCTGCCGGTTCGCTGAACCGCCGCCGATCCTCTCCCCGGCCAATGGTTGCCAGGGCAAATCTACCCCCGCAACTTCGCACATCGTTGCCGCCATGGTGCGGCGATGAAAAACGCCATCCGCCTCGCTCTGTCCGCACCCGGTGCTGCCTCCACGGCCGCGCCGGAATGGATTTTGCTGCTGCCGGCCGGCGACATCACCACGCGCGACGGCCGCCTGCTGCGCAACGTCACGCCCGACACCATCATCGCCAGCTTCGCGGGCGACCAGCGCGACATGCCGATTGATTACGAGCACGCGACGGAAGTCCGGGCGGCGCAGGGACTGTCGGCCCCCGCCGTTGGCTGGATCAACGAGTTGAAGATCGAGGCCGGCGAAGTGTTCGGCAAGGTGGCCTGGACCGACGAAGGGCGCGCTGCCGTTGAAGGCCGATCCTACCGCTACATCTCGCCCGTCGTTCACCTGGAGCCGGGCTCGCGCGCGGTCACCCGCATTTCCTCGGTCGCCCTGACCAACGATCCCGCCCTCTACATCAAATCCCTAAACCGGCGCGACGCGCCCGAAACCCAAGAGGAAACAGCCATGCTGAAAGCCATCGCAAAGGCGCTCAATCTCGCCGAGACCGCCACCGAGGCGGAAATCCTGTCGGCGATCGCCGTCCAGCATTCGGAAAAAGAGCAGCTGCGCGGCAAGGTCGACAAGCCCGATGCCGCCAAATACGTGCTGCGGACCGAGCACGATGCGCTGATCACGACGTGCAGCCAGCTGCGCGCCGAGGTCAAGACGCTGAAGGACGCCGATACCGAGAAAGAAATCACCGCCCTGGTCGACGGCGCGATCTCGGACGGCAAGGTCATTCCCGCAATTCGCGAGAGCGAGCTGGAGCTGTGCCGCGCTGTCGGTGCCGACAAGTACAAGGAGCGCCTGTCGAAGCTGACCGCCGTGCTGAAGCCCGGCGAAGACGACAAGACCCGCGTCGAACCCGGCAAGGTCGCCGGCAAGCTCGACGATGCGCAAAAGGAAATGTGCCGCCGTCTTGGCCTCTCCGAGGAGGAATACCTCAAGGACTTGCCCGCCGCCTGATCCCAGCCATCAACGGCCGACGCGTCGCGCCAGCCATCCCAACCGGAGATTTTTCACATGCTTTCGAATGAGCGAAACACCAAATCCCGCACCGCGAACCGTCGCGTCGTGCCGGTCAAAGCCGCCACCGTGATCTTCGCCGGTGCGCTGGTGGTCAATGATGCAGGCAAGGCCGCGCCTGGCAAGACGGCTGCCGGGCTTGTCGGCCTCGGCCGCGCCGCCGAGACCGTCGACAATACGAGCGGTGGCAAGAGCATCGAAATTGATGCCGGCACCTTCCTGTTCGGCAATTCCAGTGCCGATCCCGTCACGGCCGCGTCGATCGGCAAGGATGTCTACATCGTCGATGACGAAACCGTCGCCGCGACCAGCGACACCAATGCCCGCTCGGTCGCCGGCATCTGCTTCGACGTGGATGACAGCGGCGTGTGGGTGACCTTCGCCTAAATCGCCATTCCCGCAGCTATTCCACGCAAGGAAACGATCTCATGATCATCAACAAATCCAACCTCACCAACCTGAATACCGGGTTCAAGGCGACCTTCCGCAACGGCTTCGGAGCCGTTGCCCTGGCGTACACGCGTATCGCCACCGTGGTGCCATCCAGCACGTCGATCGAGACCTACGCATGGCTGGGCGACTTCGCCGGCATGCGCGAATGGATCGGCGATCGTCACCGCAAGAACCTCGGCGTCGAAGGCTACACGCTCGCCAACCGTTTGTTCGAAGACACGGTCGAAGTGCCGCGCACCTCGATCGAGGATGATCAATACGGCATCTTCTCGCCTGCGATCGGTATGATGGCGACGGCGGCCGCCGAGCATCCCGAGCAGCTCGTGTTTGTCGAGGCGCTGCCGGGCGGCTTCGCGGCGAAGTGCTTCGACGGCCAGAACTTCTTCGACGCGGATCATCCGGTGATGGTCAACGGCGAGGAGGTCAGCGTCTCCAACATGCAGGCCGGCGCGCTCTCGCCCTGGTACCTGCTTTGCACCAAGCGCCCGGTGAAGCCGTTCATCTACCAGGACCGCGTCAAGCCGGAACTGATCATCCATGATGACCCGGCGACTTCCGAGAGCGTATTCGAGCGGGACAAGTTCACCTATGGCACCCGCTCGCGCGGCGCTGCCGGTTACGCCTTCTGGCAGATGGCGTTCGGCTCCAAGGCCGATCTGACGGCGGCGAACTTCGAGGCGGCCCGCACGGCCATGATGAGCCTGAAGGGCAACAACGGCCGCCCGCTCGGCATCGTGCCCGACCTGCTCGTCATTCCGCCCAGCCTCGAAAAGAAGGCCGACGAAATCCTGTCGGTCCAGCGCCTCGAAAACGGTTCCGACAACCCGAACTACAAGAAGGCCGAAATCCTGAACTCGCCCTGGCTGGCCTGATCGCCCGCCAGACGAAGTCCCGCTGGAGCGATCCAGCGGGGTTTCTGAAAGCCGCTTCGAAGGCGGTTTTCATGAACCCCGAAAAGGAGACACCATGCCCGATCCCAAGAACAAGAAGGCCGAGCCAGGCAACGACGCCGATGACAGCGATGTCCGGAAAGGCCCTGTCATCACCATCACGGCATCGGAAAGCCGCCGCCGTTGCGGACGCCGGTTCCCGAAGGGGCAGCCGGTTGAGGTCGCCGAGAGTGATTTCAATGAAGGCCAGTGGCGGGAAATCATTGCCGATCCGGTGCTGAAGATCACACCGCCGATCGACTGACCAGTTCAGCGGGGTAGAGCAGCGGCAGCTCGTCTGGCTCATAACCAGAAGGTCGCCGGTTCAAATCCGGCCCCCGCAACCACCATACCCCCCGAGAGCGACCGCCGGCCGGGTGCGTCAACGCAAGGCGCACCCGGCACGCAGAAGAAGGGAGCCGACGATGTACGCGACGATCGAAGATATGGAACGCGCTCGCGGCGTCGATCTGGTCCGCAAGCTCTCGGACAAGAACAAAACCGGCCAGCGTGATGACGCGGCCCTGGATGCCGCTCTCGCCCGCGCCTCGTCCCTGGCCGACGCCTATATCGACAAGAAGTATGCGGTGCCGCTGGCGTCGCCGCCTGACTACTTGGTCGAGGCTGTCATCGACATCGCCGTCTACCGTCTGGCCGCAGACGTGATGATCGGCACCGACGAATTCCGCAAGCGCTACGAAGACGCGCTGAAGCTGTTCAAGGATATCGGCAAGGGCGAGATCACGCTGGCCGGCGCAACACCGGCCGACGCCGGTACCGGCGACCCGGCCACCGGCGCGACCGGGTCGAAGGGCGTCCAGGTCATCGCGCCGAAACGCTACTTCACCCGCGATACGGAGATCATGTGATGAGCTTCCGCATCGTCGTCGAAGGTGTCGAGGTCGCCGCCGCAAAGGTCGCGGCCATCGGCGACTACAACCGGCCGCAGTTCCTCGACGAACTGGGCGGGCTGGTCGTCAGCCAGACACAGCGGCGCATACGATCGGAAAAGACCGCACCGGACGGCAGCGCCTGGAAGCCCAACATCGCCGGCACCTCCATCCTGTTTGCGTCGGGCGCGCTCGATGACAGCATTCATCATGTCGTCGGCGGCTCGTCCGTCCAGGTCGGCTCCGGCCTCGTCTATGCCGGCATTCATCAGCACGGCGGCACCATCGAGCCGAAGAACGCCGACAAGCTCGCATTCTTCGTCGGCGGGAACTTCGTCATGACGGACGAAGTCGAGATGCCGGCTCGCCCGTATGTCGGCATCTCGGCCGAGAACGGCGAGGAGATCGAGCTGTTTGCCGAGGACTTCATCGTGAGGTCGTTCCAGTGAGCGTCCTGACCGCCATCCGCTCCCGCCTGAAAGACCTGGTCGTTGCAGCGCATCCGGACTTCCGCGATGTCAACCTGCACTACGGCCGTCTCGAAGCGGACGAGGTCCGCAAGATTTCCATGTTCACGCCCGCCGCCCGCGTCGGCGTCTTCGGCCCGGTGCGCTCGGAATATCTGCCGACCGGCGAGCTGAAGATCATGCCGCGCTTTGCCGCCGTCGCCATCGCCCGCGAGGGTGACTTGCTGGAAAGCACCGACACGGCGATGGATTTGGCCGTCGCTCTCGCCGCGACCTTTGCAGCGTGGTGCCCAGGCGCAGCTCTGGTGGATGGTGCCGGAGACATCACGTCGCCGGCCCTGCTCGGCGTCGGCCTGCCCGAGGCTATCTCTGTGGAGCCGTCGCCGGCCCGCGAACTGGAGGCCGAAGGCATCGCCCTTTGGGGTTGCCTGTTCACGGTGCCTGTCGTGATCGGCGTCGATCTGGCGAAGGAGGAGGCTACCGGCACCGTCGAGATCAGCGGCCTCGACGATTATTTCGAAGTGCCGGAGGACGCGCCATGACGATCGAGCGCCAGTTCGCCCGCCTCGCCCTGGAGACGCGTGAAGTCCGCCGCCGCCTCGAAAATCAGGAGCGCGTCGGCAAGGTGACACAACACCATCCAGACGACCCGAACCTGATCAAGGTCGACATCGGCCCCGAAGGCTCCCCCGTCGAGACGCCGTGGATCAGGTGGCGGGAGCGCGCCGGTGCCGTCTCCACCTATGGCAAGCCGGCGATCGGCGAACAGGTCACGGTCACCTCGCCGGCCGGCGAGATCGGAACGCGCTCCTGGGCGACGGCAGGCGGCTTCTCCAACGACAATCCGGCCCCGCACGATAAGGCCGGTGAATTCATGCAGAAGGTCGGCGGCTGCACCTTCTTGCAGACCGGCGATGGCATCGAGATCACCGGCAACCTGAAGGTCAACGGCAACAGCCTGCTCAACGGCGGCGTCGATCTGGGCGGCGAAGGCGGCGAGCCAGCAGGCATGCGCGGCTCGATCGACACGGACGGCGACGTGCTTGTCAGCGAGCTATCCAGCAAGGTGAGGATCGTGAAATGAAGGAAGCCTACGAGGTGACCGGCACCTACCCGGCTCGCCGGCCTCTTCCGATCGGCAGCACCGTCGAACTTGCCGAGGAAGCTGCCCGCTACCATGTGCTGGCCGGCAAATTGCGCAAGGCCTCTGCGCCCGTCGCCGAGGCAGGCCCGGTAGCCTCGAAGCGCAAGCGCGGGGGCAAGTAGCCATGCGCGCACCGCGCGGCCTCGACCGCAGCACGTTCAAGATCGTTGAAGGCTGGCCCTATGTGGAAAGCCTGCTCGATGATCTGCTCGCAACCCGCAAGGGAGGGCGCGTGCTTCGGCGCGGTTATGGCTCGGATGTGCCGGCCTTTATCGATGCGCCCGGCAACAGCGCGACCGTCCTTCGGCTGTGCGCCGAGGTCGCGGTTGCCGCCGATCAGATCCGCGATCTCGAAACAGGCGATGCTTTGGTTCGGTTCCGTCAGGCCCGCGAAGTCTCCGCCGACGCCAAGGGCAATTACACGCTTGCCTTCGTCTTCGATTATCTTGCCGACGGCACGGAACAGATCGTCGATCGCCGCTTCTACACCGGAGCATCGGCATGACGATCGACCTTTCCACCCTGCCCGAGCCGAACCTGATCCGCGAACTTGATCCCGAGCCGGAGATCATCGCTTTCATTGCCGACCTTAAGATGCGGCTGCCGGAATGGCATGGCGTCTTCGAGAGCGATCCCTTCCTGAAAGCTTGCGAGAGCTGGGCGGCGCGGCTGATGCTCGAACAGCAGCGCCATAATGAGGACGGCCGTTCGATCCTGCTGGCCTTCGCCCAGGGCGGCGACCTCGATCATATCGCCGCCACTTACTATTCCTTCGCCGGCATCGAGCGCGCTCCTGGTGAAAGCGACGTCAGTTTCCGCCGCCGCATCCAGTTGGCGCCTGAAGCCTATTCCAGCGCCGGCTCGCTTGGCGGCTATCTCTTCCACACGCTGACGGTCGATCCCGTCGCGATCGTCGACGCGGATGTGTGGTTCCCGGCACCCGGCTATGCCAACGTCGCCATCCAGACGATCCATGACGACGACAATCCCGACGCTGCGGCCCAGCTGGTAGCCAAGGTCGACAAGCGCCTGCGCGAACCGAAGCTTCAGACGTCAGATGTGCTGTCCGTCAACCGCCTGGTCGCCATCGACACCGCCGTTGTCGCTGCCATCGATGTGCCCTTTGGGCCGGACGGGGCACTGATCGAGGCGGAGGCCCGTCGCCGCTTTGGCCTGCTGAAGTCGTACGTGGAGCGGCCGCGCCGCCTCCTGGCCACCTCTGCGATCACGTCCGCGCTGCACGCCGGCAATGTCATCCGCGTGCGGCTGACGACACCCACGGCCGACATCATTCCGGCTGCCGGCCAACGCATCCGGATCACGGAACTCGACCTGACGATGGAGCGGATCAATGGCTGATCTGCTGTCTCGTGACCTGACCCCGGAAAATCATCTTCTTCCCGCCAACGCCACCATCCCGGAAAAGGTGCTGGCGGCACTCGGCCCGCTCGTCCACGAACTGGATGATCCGATCGGCCGCATGTGGAACCCTTGGCTGTGTCCGGTCGAGGCGCTGCCCTTCCTCGCCTGGGCATTGCGCGCGCCTCTTTGGGATGAGACCTGGCCGGAAACCACGAAGCGCAGCGTGCTTGCCGAAAGCCCGGAACTCAACTCGGTCAAGGGAACCGTCTACGCCGTCGCCCGCTATGTCGAAATCATGGGCGGTCGGGCGGTGGATTTCATGCTGCCGCCGAGCGGCATCTACCTGTCGGCCGGACCCGACGAAGAAGAGAAGCGCCGCTGGCGCGGACGCTTCGCCGAGATCCGCATCTATGATCGGCCGGGCGCTGACACCGTCGCCTGGGATTTTCTGGACGAAGCCTTTGTCAGCGCGGGTGACGACGAACCGGACGGCGTCTTCCTCGCGCCCTACGCGCCTCGCCCGAAGCGCCGCGCCGAGCTTCATGATCCTGACGCCCCTGGGGGCACCATCTTGCAGCTCGAAATGGTCGAGACACGCACCCACCATGATGGCGGCTCGACCCGGATCGTGGAAAAGCTGTTCGGCTCCGGCATTGACCAGGGCGGCTTCTTTATGGGTGAGGCCGTGCCCGGCGACTATCTATTGCCCGCCAGTCCGGTTCTGTTCGTCAGCCTCCTCGATGGCGCAGTCGAGACGCGCACCGGCATCGATGCCACGCTGATCACGCCGATCCCCGAGCGCATCATTGTGACAGGCATCGCTGACGACTTCCTCCTAGGCGACGCCATCGTCGGGGAAAGCTTCCTGCAGCCGTCGACCGCCGACCGGATGATCTACGAAAGCTTCCGGCTCTATGACGCCAGCCGATCCTCCGGCTCGCGTGAAGGCGGTTTTTGCTTCGATGACGACGATCTGTTCGGCCTCGATCCGAACCACATGCTGGTCGATGTCGACGCAAGGTTCCCGCTCGACCGGCAGGCAGCATTCTACGGCAGCTTCGAAGGCGATTATTTCCTCGCCGATGACGGGGCGCATCGCCAGCGGCTGTTCGCTGCGGCTGCGGCGTCCAATCCGACCTCCGACCGCACACTTGTTTCCACCGCCCTTCATCGCCCTGTCCGTTTCTCCGATGGGTTGCCGTTCGGCAGCTTCGCGTTCGGCGAAATGATCAACTCAAAGGAGTTCCGCCTCAATGCGTAACCAAGTCATGATCCGCCCGCGCCAGCAGTTCCTGGCCGACGATGCCGGCAATATGCAGGCATATACCCGCGCCTCGTTCGACGAAGCTTTCCGCGCCACGGTCGGCGCGTCCAAGCGCTTCTACGGGTTCCTCACCGAGAAGACGGGACCGGCCGAAATCAAGGTCGCCTCCGGACTGCTTTATGCCTCCGGCCCGATCCACGGCCGCGACGTGGCGGTCAACATCGACATGATCGGCAATCTGCCTGTGGCAGCACAGAAGATGGCCGTTGTCGTTGCCTGGGCGGTCGAGACAGAGACCGATATCGAGCGCCGCAACTTCCGCACCGATGTCACCACCAACGCCGTCGAGCCGCAGGACGTGGCCATGCGTCGGGCGCGGGTCGCCAATGTCGATGTCGTCTACGGCCAGGAGAGCGCCAACCCGCAGGTGCCGCCGATCGACCCCGGCTATGTGCATATCGCCACGGTGACGCTGTCGACAACGGGCGTGGAACTGGTCGAGATGAACGAAGCCGCCCGGCTCAAGTCGATCCAGGACATCTTCTCGCTGGCGACACAGATCGACCTTTGGCGGCAGATTGCCGAGCCGCTGATCTCGACCATCCGAACCGATATCGCCGCTCTTGCCGACAAGCTGCGCGCATCGGCGTCATCGAACACGCTGGAGCAGCTTCTTTATGATGTCGCCCTGCTGAAGGACACGGTCGGCATCGACGAAGACGCGGTCTCCTATGGCGCTGATCGGTACCTCAACCTTGATAAGATGGACCTGACCCACGGCGCTTCGGATTGCCGCGTAGAGGAAGGCATCCGCCCCAACTGGGACAATATCACCGAGCAGGCGCTGCAGCTCTTCAACCCGCTCGATCCGGTGGCGATAGTCGATCAGGCAACCGGCCAGCTCCTGCCAAAGTACACGGAAGAAGCGCGCATCCGGGTCGAGGGCTTTGCCGGAGACATCGCGCTCAACCAGTATGCCAGTCAGGCCATCACGCTGACGCAGCGGTCGGTTACGCGCACCCGTATCCGCTACGGCCAGTCCATGAACGTCTGCACCAACGCGCAGTGGTGGCGCTCCGGCCAGTATGATCCGGCTTCGGGCATCTTCCGGCGCGCCGGTGAGGTGTGGGAGGTCGCGGAGGCGGACCGGCCGAACGCTGTCATCAACCATAGGATGGTGCGCGTCACGCAGTTCTGGACCGATAGCTGGCAGGAACCCTATTGGGACGCCACGCCCACCGAAACCGTCATCAATGGCGCTGTAATCGGGCAGACGATGCTCGACGCTCAAGGCGGCTGGTATCTCGGCAGCGATTTCGCCTTCACCCAGATCGCCGCCGATGGTGCCGTCACCATGGCGGTTTGCGAGGTGACGGCCGGCGCGCCTGATGTCACAAAGGTCATCGCCTCGGTGACCAAGCAGCCGGCCGACCTGAAGCCTTATCCGCAGTGGACCCGGTTCGGCATTCCGCCGATCTACCGCGAGCGCGGCAAACGCTATGCCACCGTGCTGATCTCGCAGGGCAGTCACCACGTCGCGCTCGCCGACAACAACGCCTATCTGAATGGGTCGCTCTTCTATTCATCGGACGGCGGCTGGTTCACAGGCGACCTCACCCGCGACCTTCTGTTCCGCGCGATCTATGCCCGCTTCACCAACCCGCGCGCCGTCATCGAATTGACGCCTGTATCGTTGGCGGGCGGCATCACCGATCTCGACTTCCTCTATGAGAGCATCGCCCCCGAGGGCACGTCGATCGACTGGGAGATACAGCCGGAAGGACAGGCGGTATGGTCGCGGCTGGTCGGCGGCGAGGGTCAAAGCCTGCTCTACAACAAGCCCGCCCTGGTCAAGATACGCGCCGTGTTCAACGGCACGTCCGACGTGCAGCCGATGCTGAAGCTTACCAACAGCCGCCTGCGCGCAACACGGTCGAAATCCGGCTTCACCGGCGTCTCCGAAGAGATCACGCTGCCTGCCGCCGCCAACACGGTCACGGTGACCAGCTACCTCGGCTACTTCCATGCACCCGACCACACCGCCGCCATCAAGCTGGTGACCGGGGCCGGCGACGTGACCGCTTCGGTCGTTGAGGACAGGGTCGCCGAGATCGGGATCAGGCGAAAGGCGACGTTCAACCTGGGCGCGCCGATCACACAGTTCCGGATCAAGCATGTCGGCACGGCCGTCTCTGATCGCGACCTCTTCCAGATCAACGAGACCGTCTGGAATTCCTACTGATCCCCGGCGCCGGCCTTCTCGGCCGGAGCCTCAACCACCTTTGAAAAGGACTTCGAACCATGGCCAAAGCAACTTTCAAGAAGGGCGAGGACGGCCTCACGCCGATCACGGTGTCGGCATTGACCCCGGTCGGCATCACGCGCTTCATCCCCGGTCGGGTTTATCGCGTGGACGATCTCGTCCTCGATCAGCTCGGCAACAAGGCGCGGCCGGCCGATGAGTAATCCCAGTGGAGCGAAGGTCGATTACCAGGACTTCGACAACGACACTGCCGATTTTGTCACCAAGCTGAAGCGCGTCCTGGCGGACATCAATATCCGCATTGCGGCTGTCGAAAACATCAAGGGCATGGTCGACGAATTCGAGCGTCGCTATGGCGATGTGGCCCTCAACCGCATCGAGGCGGCGATCGCGCCCGTTCTGGCAACGATGCTTGCCGGCCTCGACGAAACCCGCGACGGGCTGGCAGCGCTCGACGAAGACTACCGCACGAACGGCATGCAGCGGGTCGATGACATCATCAATCCGCTGATCGCCGACGCCCAGGCCGCGCTTGCCCTGGCGACCGACCAGATGGCGGAGCTGGCAGAGTTTCTCGCACTCAAACAGTCCGTGGCCGAGAAGGGACAGATGAACGGCTATGCCGGCCTGGACGAGACCGGCAAGGTGCCCGCCGCGCAACTGCCAGCCGCTCTGTTCGGGGCTCTGAACTATCAGGGTGTCTGGAACGCCAGCACGAACAGCCCGGTGATCCCGGCCGCGAGTGCTGCGAACAAGGGTTATTTTTACAAGGTGTCTGTGGCCGGCACGACATCTATTTCCGGCATCAACGACTGGCAGGTCGGTGACTGGATAGCCTCAAATGGTGCGTCTTGGGATAAGATCGACAATACGGATCAGGTATTGTCGGTCGCGGGGTTGGTTGGGGCAATCACAGCCAGCGCGCTCAAGGTGGCTCTGGGAATAAGTTTTGCCGATGTTTCAGGCGTTGCCTCGGCCGCACAGGGGGTATTGGCAACAAACGCCATGCCGAAATCAGGCGGTGCTTTCACGGGCGCACCGCAATATGCCGCCGATCCTGCCAGCGCCAACGTGTTGGCCCGCAAAAGTTATGTAGACGATGGCTTAGCCACCAAGGCTGGCGTCTACACAGGCAGCACGCAGGATGAGACTGTGTTTCCTGTCGGTCATACAGTTTTTATTTCTGGAGGGTCGACCAAGGCCCGAAACGGTGTAGTGACCATTTATCCGGCGCTTTCCGGCAACAATGATCTCTATGCCCAATCCGGAACGACCGCTCTGTCTGGAACGTGGCGGGCTCGTGGCGTGATATCCGGTCCAAACCTTCTTGCACAAAGGACAGCCTGATATGGAACTTCATTCAATCTCATTCGTACAGGCAATGTCAGATGGTTCATTTCTCGTCACGACCGAGCTGACCGATAGCGATGAACTCCGCGATACCGTCGAATATGTCAGCCGCGAAAGCGATGCGTACGGCCTCGCCCCTGTCATTTGGGCGGCTGTCCAGCAGTGGATATCGGACGGAAAGACGGTAGAGCCATACAATCCGGTGCCTACTCTTACCGAATTCCAGAGTGCAATTCAGGCGCACGTTGATGCATCCGCAGTCTCCAAGCTCTACAACGATGGCAACGCGCTTGCTGGCTACGTCAACAGCACCGTGCCTCAATGGGCGGCGGAGGCACAGGCATTCGTCACTTGGCGTGACGTCGTGTGGGTTTATGCCTATGCCGAACTGGGCAAAGTGCAGAACGGCCAGCGCCAAGTGCCAGCCGTCGAAGCATTCATAGGTGAGCTTCCTGCGTTGGTTTGGCCGGAATAGACCGGATGGAGAAGCTAGACACCGTAATTTGAGTGCCGCTGGGTCTCGGCATAGAGCGACATTTCACGCTCTGGAGGCAGGGCTGCGCCCTCCCATGGCAGATGCGTCGCGGTGTATCGACCGGCTATTCTGACGGCTCTGGTTGATCTGTCTGGTATAAAAAACCGCCGATCAACCATGCAAAATGTAGTATCAACATTCGCGTCGAAAACTCGATCACCGCCAGCGGTAAAGCGTAGGGGATGCTGCCAAAACGGCTCCTCCCATTCCGAAACTGTGTAGTCGCGTCCGTTCAAAGGAAAAGTCTTCGCTGGGAATAGGTGACGACGTGACAGGTCGAGTGCAAAGCCAGCCTTGCCAATGGCATGACGATGCGTCAGGTCGCGCAATTCGATCAAAAAATCCGATGGAAGGTTAGGGTTGAAGGAAATATCCGGGTCAGTGACACAAAAATGGCGCGGTAAATCGTTCTGCGTGAGCATGGATGCACCTGGCCCAAGATTGTCATTTAACCGAACGACTTTGCGGCGACCGTCCTCTCTATCCAGCCAGGCCTGCATGTCAGGATTGGTCGACGCGTTGTCGATGAACCGAATGTCGCGAAAACCAACCCGCCAGAGTTGGTCCAGCATCATCGCGCTGTATGTCGGATTGTTGAAACACGGAACCAAGGCCGGCACGTCGCCCTGCTCCGAATAGCTCACGGCAGGTCGGAAATCTGGCAACAAATCATTGCGGATGAACAGCACATTGCATTGAAAATCGCCGTATTCGCGATCTCGGTGCACTGGCGTGAAGCCGGCAGGGATCAGCTTCTGGAAAACCTCGGAGGCACCGGACTGCCCCTCCCAAAACTTGTACCCTTCCACTTCCACGAGAATGATCTGCGTACGTTCAAGCGTCTTCGCCGCGCCATCTAAAACGAGCGATGCAGCACCTTCGACATCTACCCAGAGAGCGGCATCGCCTGTCGGCGCAGCCTCTGCCAGGAACCCATCGAGCGTGACCCCGGACACAACGTGGTGGTCATAGTCAGCATCTTCATTGCGGCGAAGCAGGGAACCTTTTCCGGTATCCTCACTCTCCCTGTGATCGCGTTTCAGAAGCCGGCCACGCTTGAGCACACGCGAAATTCGACGAGGAACATAGATGTCAACAGGGCCAAGTCTGCTCGTGACAGCCAGATTGTGCCATCCGATACCCATCGATACTGGTTTGTCGCCAAAGGCCGCATGTATCTTCGGATTTGCCTCGAAAGCATGCACGGCGGCGTTCGGTAATGCCATCTTGGCGCGTATCGCCGCATCGCCTTTGTTCGCGCCGATATCGCAGAAGACTGCCGGGGCGAGTTGCGAAACGGCGGCGAAGAACTGGTCTACCAGAGCAGCATTGCCGATATGGCCCTCGGGCATTGCTGGAACAGCGTCCAGAAAACTGTGTGTGCGTTGATCAAGGATTGACGGTATGCGCTTCCGATTAAGGCTGCGACGCCATTTCTCAATATGTCTGCGCATCGTGGCCTCCGAAATTGAGCGAGCCGGTATCGGCTAGCACACCACCCTTAATCCCGACAACCTGAAAGGGCTACGGCAGCGGTAGTGCCGCGCCTGCTTGTTGGCGGCGCGGGTGGAAGTTCTCCCTCATCATCGATCCGCTTCGAGGCCTTTTATCGCAACCACCGTCTGTAGCGCCCGATCTTGTCGGTTTTGGCTGATCGTGATACCTGATCGCCATTCAAGTAGAGTTGCGGTTACGGGGGCGAAACTGCCCCCTTAATTGTTTTTGCGGCAGGCTCTACGCCTCGAAGAGATCGGGACGCTTCAGTCCCTTCAGCGTTTCAAGAGGCCAGCCACATGCCCGAACTCACCTATCAGCACGGCACGCGCGTCAGCCGGGTTCCCGAAGGAACCGTCTCGTTCGAAGTGTTCGACCAGACGCCGGTGGCGATCCTCGGCACCGCACCCGATGCCGACGATGCACTGTTCCCGCTCGACACGCCGGTCGCCATCACCGGCGATCTGGCCCAGATCGAGGCGCTCGGTGTCACCGGCACCCTGAAGGACAGCGTGAACGCCCTGGTCACCGCATCGGGCGGCCGCTTCATTCCCAAGACCTGCATTGTCCGGGTCGAAGAAGGGGTGGATGCCGAGGCGACGATGGCCAACGCCGTAGGCTCGGCCGGCTCGATGACAGGCCTTCATGCCTTCAAGGGCGTTGGCAGTGAGCTTGGTTTCAAACCGAAAATCTACATGGCTCCCGGACTGACCGGGCAGCGGCCGGCTGGAGCCGCTAATCCTGTCGTCGCCGGGCTAGTGCCATTCCTTGAGCGTCAGCGCGCCCGCATGCTGGTCGGCATAGGCGGGGCTACGAAGGAGGAGGCCCTTACCTACCGCGATGATGTCAGCTCGCTGGCGGTCGACCTGATCGACCCGCGCGTGATGGTGTCGGGCAGCGACGGCTTGCCTGTCGCCCGGCCGGCCGAGCCGTTCATCGCCGGCCTCGGCTGCAAGATCATTCGCGACGGCGATCCCAACTCCAAGAAGCCGGCCGGCTTCTGGGTGTCCTGGTCGAATGCGATCATCGGCGGCATCGTCGGCACCGAGCGGCCGATCACCTTCGACTACACCGATCCCGATACCGAGAGCCATCTGCTCAACGAGAACCGGATCAACACCATCGTGCGCGACGGCGGCTATCGCTACTGGGGTGGCCTGTCCGCCTCGGCCGACGACGACTGGATGTTCTCGTCCGTGGTGCGCACGCGCTTCGCCATCGAGGAGATGGTGGCCAAGGATTTCGCGCCGATCATCGACGCGCCGATGAATGCGCCGGCTGTCGTCGAGGCCATCGTGTCCCTGGACGAGAAGCTTGGCGACCTGCGCATTGCCGGCGCGGTCATCAACGGCCGGGCCTTCTTCCTGCCCGCCGAAAACTCGAATGGCCAGCTTCGGCGCGGCCAGCTTCGCATCGAGTTCGATGCCGAAGAGACACCTCCGATCCATGGCCTGACCGTCGGTTCGCGCCGCAACAAGAAGTATTTCGACGTGCTTGTCGAGGACATCGTCCGCGATCTCGCGGCGCAGGCGTAAGGAGCAAAACCGTGAAGCAGACCGGCCGCTATTTTTCCGCCTTCATCGACGGCAAGGGCAAGTTTGCCGAAACCGCCACGGTGAAGGAACCCGACCTGAAGTGGGTCCGCGAAGGCTATGCCGGTGGCGGCATGGTCGGCGAAGTCGAGGTCGGCTTGATCCTCGAAGCCCTGAAGGGGGAACTGACGCTCTTCAATTACGACACCGACGCGATCAACATCTTCGGCGTGACGCCCGGCGTCCCGCAGGCCTTCCAGTTCCGCCGCGAACTGTTCGACACGCGCGAGCAAGGGTCGGAAAGCGTCGTCATCCACATGAAGGCGACGATGGACCTGGAGTTTCCGGAGTGGAACCGGAAGAACCTCGAAGGCGTCAAGCTGCCGCTCTTCATCCATACCTATCGCCGGTTCGTGAACGGCATCGAACAGTACCATGTTGATCCGGAGGGCATGATCTTCCGCGTCAACGGCAACGATGTGCTGGCCGAGGCCCGCCGCGCGATCGGGAGATAGCCGATGAAGACGATCACGCTCAAGCGCCCGATCATCATGCCGTCCGCGATTGCGGGCGGTGCCGAACAGCGGTGGGACGTGCTGTCGCTGCGCGAGATCGAGGCCGGCGACGTTTGCGACGCCGGCCGCGAGCTTCCCGATAATGCGAGCCAGTCGGAAATGCAGCTGCGTGTCGCTGCCAAATGCGCCGATCTGCCTTTTGTGGTGCTTCGCAAGCTCAAGCCGGTCGACATTGTCCAGATCGAGACGTGGTGGCGCGAAGAGTGGTCCAGCGTCGAAGCCAAGCCCGGAACAGAGACGGAAGAAAACCCTTCGAAGGCGGGCGGGACCAAGCCACAATCCTGACCGCCATGGAAGAGATCGCGTCGGCCTATTCGTTCAGCCGGCGCGACCTGATGGCGCTCCCCTTGTCCGAGCTGGCGTTCTGGTGGGTGACCGCCAGGGCGCGTTTGAAACAACGGCAATCCATCGTCGAGGCGGCTTTGAGGAGGTCTTGAAACCATGGCCGACATGAAAGCCAGCGTCACGCTGGAGCTGATCGAGAAGGGTTTCGAGAAGGCCGACAAGGCGGCGAAATCGCTCGACAAGCTTGCCAGGAGCGGGAAAAAAGCCGCCACCGCCCGCAAGGGAATAGACTGGGGCGGCGACCGATCCGCCCGCAGCGCCGAACGCGCAGCGCGGGCCGAAGACAGGCACGCACGATCTATCCACCGCTCCACCGAGGCCATGCGCCGGCAGAAGGTCGAGACGCTGGCGCTGGAGCGTCAGCAGCGCCGGCTTGAGCAGGCACAGCGGCGTGGATTGCTACGGGCCGAAAGAGGCTTTGGCACTCATGCCGCGGCGGGTATGGGCGCGGGTGCCATGATGTCGCGCGCCGGCATGAAGGCGGGTGCCGTGGGCCTGTCCTTCCTCGGTGGCATGGGTCTCGGCGTCGGCGCGGGTGCGGGCATGATCGCCGCCCAAACCGTCAAGGGTGCGGCGAGCGACGAATGGGAACGCGATCAGTTGCGCGTCCTGGGCGATATCTCCGACGCCCAGATGAAAATCCACAGCAAGACGCTGGACATGACGGCAACCAGGCGCGGCGTCGGCTCGCAAGGTGCCTTTGGCGTGTTCGGCGGTTTGATGGCTGGCGGCCTGTCGGACACGGACGCCGCCGCCATGACGGACAGCGTCGTCGTTTTCGCCAAAGCGACACAGGCCGCCACCGAAGACGCGGCGCGTTCGACGGTTGCACTACGCAACAACATGGGCATCACGGCCGACAAGATGATGACGGCCTATGACGCGATCGCACTTGGCGGCAAGGCCGGCCAGTTCGAAGTCCAGGATATGGCGAAGAGCCTGCCCTCGCTGCTCGCTAAGATGTCGAAGCTCGGCGAGATGGGCGAGACCGGTGTGCGCAACACCGTCGCCATGGCGCAGGCGATCCGCAAGACGGTCGGCACCTCCGACGAAGCCGCCACCAACTTCGAAAACATGCTCGACAAGTTCACGTCTACCGACTTCGTCGAGAATGCTGCGAAGATGGGCATCAACGTCAAGAAGACGATGACGGAGGCGAACAAAAAGGGGCTAAGCCCCGCCTTTGCCATCCTGCAGAAAATAGCCAAGGCGACAAAGGGCGACCCGTTCAAGATTGCCGAGTTGGTTCCGGATCGGCAAGCAGCTGCCGCCATCACCGCCGTGCTGCGCGACATGCCCTTCGTGCTGCAGCTGATCCGGGACATGGACAACTCCAGCGGCACGGTGATGAACGACTACGCGACGGCGACGGACAACGCCTCGGCGGCGTGGGACCGGTTCGCCTCCAATGTGAGCACCAAGGCGAAGGGCCTTGCCGAAGTCGTGTTGCCAGCGGTGACAGCGGCGATGAACGCCGCTTCCGAGGGGATGGAGGGTTTAGACGAGGTCGCCGAAGAAAAGCTGAAGGACGCCTCCCAGACCCGCAAGGATGGCTATGCATCCGGTCAGCGTCACCAGAAAGCGGTTCGCTTTTGGGCGGAAAAGACGTTCGGGCTTGAGCCGTCCGATCTCACCAAAGACCTTCACGATGCGGAATTTTACGACGCGGACAAAAAGGCCTTCGTCCAGAATGCGCGGCAAGCAGCTGCAGCGAAGGACGCCGCCGAACTCCAGTCGCGCATCAACTCGGTAATCCCGGCCGGCCGGGACTTCACCGCGCCGGCTGGTGGTGGCGCTGGTATCGACAAGGCGATGCAGGACAGCGGCCGCAGGGCGGAGGCGGCGGCCAAGAACACCGCTGGCGCCATCGAAAACATCCTTTCCAGCATGGATACCTATGCGGCCGGGTTGAAGGCCGGCAACCAGTTCGCGGCCGGCTTGAAGGCGTCCGCGCCGCAGGCCGCTGCCGCCGCCAATTCGGTAGCCGGCAGCGTCGCCGGGCACTTCCCTCAATCACCGGCCAAGGTCGGGCCGCTGCGCAAACTGCCCGACATGGGCCGCAAGATTTCGGCGCAGCTGGCGGGTGGCATGACCCATGACAGCCCGGCCCGCGCAGCCAGCCGGGTCGCGGCCGGCATCTTGAAGCAAAGCGGTAGTGCGGCAGCGGCTGGCCAGTCCAGCGCCGGAGGCAAGGGGTCCATCATGGTCAACCTCGGCGGCGTGTCGATCATCGGCGTTTCCGATCCGCAGGCGGCGGTCGACTATGCGGGCGACGCCATCCGCCGCAAGCTGGACGGCGTGCTTGGCGACGTGGGGTATGGCTGATGGGTCTTTTCCAGCTCGGCACCTTCACGTTCGAACTGCGTTCGCTCGCGCCTCATGTGCTGACCCGTGCCGACACATGGCGCTGGGAGGAAACGCCGCGCCTTTCAGGCGAAGCCGCCCTTCAGTTCCTCGGCCGAGGCACCGGCGAACTGACGCTGGAAGCGACCTTGTTTCCCGGCCGGCTCAAAGGCCATGACGATGCGACCGTCGAGACCATCCGAGCCGTTGCCAATGCCGGGCAGCCGCTCCCGCTTGTCCGTGGCGATTTCCGCATGATCGGCTGGTATTCGATCGTCTCGGTCGAGGAGGAACACACATACATGGACCGCGCCGGCCGGCCACGCCGTGCCGGCGTCATCCTGTCCCTGCTTCGCTTCGGCTCCGACGGTCCCGGCACCGGCGTCCTGGGCTACTTCCGGTGAGGCCATGAGGACGCGAACCACCAAACAAGGCGAAATGCTCGATGAGATCGCTGCCCAGGAATACCCCGGCCAGCCCGAGGCGCTCGTTGCTTTGCTGATGGCCAACGCCTGGGTGAGCCGTCACCCGCCCATGATGCCGGCCGGCCTCGTCATCGTGCTTCCCGAACTTGCCACTGTGAAGGAACCGCAGGCCATGTTGCGGCTGTTCGATTGATGGCGATTGACCCCGCCATCCTGCGGCGCGGCCGCACCGGCTACACGCCTGTCGTGTTCTGTTCGGTCGACGGCCGCAACATCACCGATCTGCTGCAGCCGCGCCTGATCGAGGCGACCGTGGACGACGGTGCCGGCTTCGAGAGCGATGGCCTGACCATCATCCTGGACAATGCCGGCGACATCATCGCTCGGCCCCGCAAGAAGGCCGTGGTGGTGTTCGGCGGCGGCTTCAAGGAAACAGGCGGCGCAATCCGTTTCGGTACCTACGAGGTCGAGGACGCCGAAAAGACCTTCCAGCGGCGCACCATGACGATCGTCGCGCGAGCGGCCAAGATCGGCGACACGATGAAGGAGCGCAAGAACCGCGCCTTCGACGGCAAGACAGTCGGCGAGATCATCGAGCAGATCGCCGCCGACAACGGGCTGCAGCCGGCCATCAGCGCCAAGGTTGCCGGGATTAAGGTGCCGTATCGCGCGCAGCTCGGCGAGAGCGACGCAAACCTGCTGTCGTGGCTCGGCCAGCGCTTCAACGCCGTCGCCTCGGCAAAGGACGGCCGGCTGGTGTTTTCGCGCAAGGGCGATGCCATGACCATGGGTGGCGCAGCCTTGCCACTGGTCACGGTCGGCCCCGACGATCTGGCCGACGAATGCGTATTTCGCGGCACCGCGCGAGCTGCCTACGGCAAGGTCCGCGCCTATTGGCACGACCAGGACGAGGCCGTGCGCAAGAAGGTGGAGGAAGGCGACGGCGATCTAGCCGCCGAGATTACCGAACCGTTCCAGGACGAGGACGAGGCCCGCGAGGCGGTAAAGGGCCGCAAGGAAGGCCTTGAGCGCGAGGAGGAAACCTTGTCGCTACAGCTATGGGGCCGTCCGGACGCACAGGCCGATGCCGAGCTGCAGCTGGACGGCTGCGACAAGGATGCGGACGGCTCCTGGTCGATCGAGACCGTCCAGCACAAGTTCTCCGGTACCAGTGCCTACACAACGTCGATCGAGGCGAAGCGCGGCGACAGCAGCGCCGGCAAATCCGGCAAGAAGAAGGGCAAGAATGGCAGCTCGGCCGCGCCCGACCTCGATGCCGAGCCGCCGCCGTGGGAGGTGCCGAAAGGCGGCTCCTGA